AGAATTGCATAAGAACCATTTTTATTTATGTCCTCAATTATTGGATTTAGAGCAGGCGCAACCAAATCTTTTAGCATTCCTTCAAGAATTTTAACCTGTTCACTTTTAGAAAGAGATAGCAGGGCAAGGGTGGCTGGATGAGTTTCATCAACCTCAGTTATGAATTTTAGTGAGTGTTCAATCGTTACCATTTTATAGTGCTCCTTCGTTTAGTAGTCCAATTTCAATGTCAAGCAATTCTGAGGGGGTAGCCTCAGATAAATCAACCCAGCCAGCACCTTGCTCATCAAGGCGAAAGATTTCAATGTATCCCATTATAGAACCGCCTTTCCTCTAATTGTTCCACGAACGCTAAGAGCGTCGCAAGACATTTTAACAGCAACACCAACAGGCAGTTGTTCTGCGTAAGTGTTTATGAATTGAGCAACCGCACCTTTAGAAGGTAGAGCGATTTTTTTTGTAGAACCATTAAAGGTTTCTAGTGTTATAGTGTAAGTCATTTATAGACTTCCTTTCTTTTAGTTGATAAGACTATCTTACCATTAGGGGCTGACATTTTGGCTACTTATTTGCTAAGGCTCATTGTGATTTGTATCACACTTATTTGCTTAGGCTCATTAGCCAATTTGTCCTTTATTTTTTTGTATAATGCAATTATAGCAGGCTAGACCCCAAAAGTCAAATTTAGACACGGACAAAACGGACATTTTCTATGTGATTTACACCACAAAATCGCCCGAGGATTTTTTTACTCTTTTACAAATAAAATAAATCCCCAAGTTAAACAAATCATTGAAAACCAAAATAAAGCATTACCACTTACAAAAAATGTTTCATAGAAACTCATTATTTATTTTCCTCAATTTCATTTAGTAATTCCCAAAGAATTGGCTCTAATTCTTTAGCAGCAAGATCAAGTTTTTCTTGAAGTGTTTTCATTTATTCATTCTCCTCTAAATTAAAAGTGTTTTCCATTATCGCATTGGATTTGCGTAGAGCGTCTAAGGCTAGTGCTAAAGAGGTGAGGCGTTGCGCCTCAACCATTTGTTTGTATTCGTCTAATTTCATTATGAGTAAACCCTCTTTCCATAGTATTTATCAAATTCATTTATAGTCATTAGACCTTTATACTCATTACAGAAACCGCAGAATAGCGTTCCCTCAGAATAAGTATTTTCGCAAAAGCAACAAATTAGTTTAGTCATTATTTAGACTCCTTACCTAGTAGATTGTGAGTAGCGTAGTTACCGCCACACATTGTACAGAGCGACCAAGCGGTTACTCTACCGCACCCTGCTGAGCAAGATACATAGCCTAGACGCTTAGCGTCAAATTCATTTTGATAGTCGTTAAGACTTTCCCAAATTCTATTTGTCATTATTTAGACACCTTCCAATCTGACCACATAGGTAGTCTTTCAGGGTCTGAGTCGTTATACCAACGCTCAATGTTATTTTCGCAAATTTCACAAAATGTGAATTGCTCATCATTATGGTCTGAGATAGCAGACTTATTAGGGGTATGTGATACACATACTGTATTTATTACATTTGATTTCATTTAGAAATCCTTTCTAGTTTGAGAACCTTTCTCAACTTTCTTTATACTAGTAAGTATAGCAGGGGGGTCTGACATTTAGGGGGGTACAAAACGGACATTACGGACAAAAGGTATTGTGAGGTACATCACGTGGATAACTTGAGCGTGAAATAGGGGTGTGATGTGTATCACGTGGATAACCTGTGGATAACCCCGAGGATCGGGCCGTGTGATGCGAATCACATACTAGATACGGCGTGTCGTCTTGACTTTTTGACATTTCTTTGCTATACTTCTAGTATAAGAAAATTAAATAGTGTTAAAAAGGTTAATGAGCCTACCAAATAAGCCTAGATTCTAGGATGAGCGTAGCGAATAAGTGACCTAAATCACATAGCCCTAGACGGCGTGTCGCCTTGATATTTCAGGGTAGTTATGGTAGTATTCTACTATAAGAAAAATTAAATAAGGAAAAATCCTAGTGAGCCTCTGAGCCTACCAAATAAACCTAGCAATAGGGTGAGCGTAGCAAATAAGAGCAAATAACCTAGGTCAGCAAAAAGGCTAAAAGGTTTAGCCGAATTAAAAGAAAGGATATCAAAATGATATCACTAAATGAAATAACAGTAGTAGTAGAGCCTACTCATCCTATGGCTAGTAGCAATACTAAGTCCCCTTATCTATTCCGTACTAAAGACGGTAACTATATTAGCCGTATGGCATATGTCTATATGGTAGCAAGTGAGAACCTTATCTCTCACAAGTACCTAAGCCCTAACGAAAGTAAATGGGTATTCGCTAATAGAGGTACTAACTAAATGATTATCTATATATGCGATGCTTGCGATACGCTAGCAACAGTTATCCACAAAGATAACACAATAACAATTAGCCCCTGCAAATGTACTAAGGAGAATAAATAAATGAAATGTATAGTAACTGATTGCGATAGCACATCGCTAGTATATAGTGGCACTGATGCCTTTATGCTAGGCGTACCTACAGAGAAAGTGTGCTATGCACACGCTAACATATACGCACAGGTAAGTGCGCTAATAGAGAGGGTATATAACTAAATGATTAAAGCAACATTAACAAGTACATCAGGTACTACTAGAGAGATGAAGTTCAATACTAAAGAACATCTATTAGAGTTTATTGAATTGTATAAGGCTACACTACATCAGGGCACAGCCGTGTGTATTGATGCACCTTTGGTTGGCATTCACTCTGGTTGGATACAGGGCACTAGTGCTAAACAAGAGGGTGGCACCAGTACTAAAAATTAAATAAGATCAAATAAGGTAGTGCATCTATTATGGGCGCACTATCTTTTTTGGTTTTTCTGTTTAAATATACGTATCATACATCTGAACAAGATTTTCAGATTTGTGGTAAAATGGATCCATGGGAATTTTAGACAATCTGGAAAATGCCTGGGATGGGTTAGAACCACCAAACCTTGCTGTAAAATTATTTTCAGAAACCTGCTGCTCAGGATGTACTTGTCAGCGGGAGTCAAAGGCTATTCCAGAAACAGATGCTATGGGCAGAGAAATCTTCTGGCTAGACATAGGTCGTAAATCCGAGGGGGATCAATAATGGAAAACAATGAACTAACACCAGAACAGCAAGCAATTATTATAGTAGAAAAACTATCTGCTGGTATTCGTACACAGATTGCCAATGAGGTAGAAAGACACTTTCATGGCATAGATCACGATTTGGCTCATGATGTTGCTAAGTTTATTCGTGAAGGAAAACCTACCATCGCTTAGGATGTTTATCGGTTTTATAAGACCTATATATCTGAAAATCGTTTAACGCTTGAATAATAATTTTTCGATCAACATTACACATCTTGGCTAAGTCGTCAATAGATTTATTGTTGTCAACATATTGTTTCTCAAGCCAAGCCTTATCTTTGTGGTTTGACATTACATGTTTTCGTGAAAAATACGATCTCTCCAATATTTTTCAGAATTCTGACGTTCTATAGCAAGTTTTGTAATTTCTTCTTTCGTAGTGTCAGACCAAGCCTCAACATCACAATTCATCAAATAAGGTTTAATATTTTCGGGGATCAATTGATCACTCCATTTGCTTTGAGCGTATCATACAACATCCCATTAACAAAGATCATCTGATCTCTGGCTGCAGCAATATACTGTTCAACCTGCTCAGAGTCAATACCTTGTTGCTCTGCCTGGTATCTATTAAATTCATCGACTGTACTTGTCATAAGTTCGACTGCTTCTGTTCTATCCATTTTATTCTCCAATTCCTTCATAATGTGTTTCTGACGTTTCTCCAAATGGCCATGGGTAATATGAAAACCCAAGTTGTTCTGCTGCCTTTGCGTTGGCCTCTAAGAAAATTTGATTTTCAACTTGTGCAAGAAGTGGTGCTTGTGAGACATTATGAAACATCTCTGCCATCATTACCTTTGCGATAGTCTCAACTAACTCAAAATACTGTATCACTTGTTCTCTGTGTTCTACTGGAATTGCCATATTACCACTTCCCCTTTGGACATACTGCTTTTGCTAATTGAGTCTTTGCTTTCATAAAGCAACCACACTCAGCACATCTTTTTGTCATGGGTCTGAAAAACTCACAACCCTTACATATATTATACCTTATCGCTGCTTCTTCATCAGATACACGAGGAGATCCATCAAGCATGTTCCAAGGTCTTACTTGTTCGCTCATTACCAATCTACCTCCTGATCGTATGTTATTGAATATTCCCCGCCGAAAATCTCAGCATATGAAATTATATCTCTATTATACCTTATCACAGTGTTAATACCAACTTTGTCACACATATATTTCTTACCAGTTACAAGCGGTTCAAATGCTACCCCTTGCTCTTCAAATGCCGTATTTAGGGTTTGTATATATCGATCTTTGCCATATCTCTTAGATGTAAAAGATTGCTGAATATAGTCAAACCTTGCTTGCACATCATTCTCTCTTGCAATGTCCGAATTGTCTGTAATATACTTTACTGCAGGATGTTCCATCCGTTTTGACCAATTGATCATGTTAGCGCTGTAAGACTCCATATTCTTAAGAGTTGAATCAGCGTATGCCATGCGGATAAGGTCAGAGGCGGAGGTTTGAACCTCTGTTGCGAACGAAATTAAAAACGCAGTTGCATATGGAAACTTGTCGCTATATGTCGAGACGCCGAAGTGAACATTCGGATTGAAAGACTCAACCGACATAGAATCATCTAACAGTCGCATATGGTTTCCGAGTGACACATAATTTTGACGATTCATATCGCAATCGACGAACAAGCATTCATCTGGATTTGCGCCATCTGCTAAACAAAGAATGTTCTTGTCATACGTGCCAACTATTTTCGAACCGTTAAAACGATTTAATAACTGCGCCGACACCAAACCATCCATATCAGGAGATATAATTAAATTTTGAGAATGCTCCAGTGTATCAAGTATGTCCGTTTTCATTTTTGTAAAATATACCCCTTATAATAATACTATTATGACAGTACAAGACTGGGCTTCGCTAATCGTAGCCATCCTAACAATTGTATCATCAATCGCATTTGGAATCAAGTGGTTGGTAAAACATTATCTCGTCGAACTTAAACCGAATTCTGGATCAAGTTTAAAAGACCAGGTTTCGAGATTAGAAATTAGAATTAACGAAGCAGATAACCGAAGACAAGATATGGAAAGAAAATTGGACCATATGTATGATACTCTAATTGAGTATATTTCAAAATCAAAGTAACTCTATATACTATATATAAGATATCTTCTATATACAAACCTTAAAGATAGTTCTTTTCTCTTATATATATTTAAGTATACACTATCGCAATCCTGGCATAAAAGACTTATGGTAACAAAACGGACATTCTCAATTGTAACAATCTGGTAAACTTTAATATCATGTCTGTATTGTCCGTTTTATGGTATAATTTTAAAGACTAATACCTTGGTTGTCTTATACCCACCACCTTGGTATTAGTCATTTTTTATGGTATAATCAAGTATTATGAGTTCATCTTCTTATGGCCCTGAAATTTTTGGAGCAGACCCTGTAAATATCAAATGGTCTGTAGTCCGTGGCGATACAGCCTCTATAACTGTTAATTTTTTAGATGATGATGAAGTAACTCCGTACAACATAACCACCTGGGACTTTATTGCTACAGCCTACGATAAGCAATCAGACGTGGTTGATATTTTAACAGTCACAAAACCATCCGCAGGAACTATTATTATAAAGGCACCAGCCTCTATCACAAAAGACTGGGGCACTGGGTATAGATCAAAAGTTACCGAATTAATGTTTGACGTACAGGTAACTATTAATGGGGAAACCGATGCACTAGACGTTATATGGACCCCTATCATTGGAACCATATCAGTTCTTGGTGATGTTACATTTCTTGGAGGAGCACTCTAATGCCAGTTATTAAGGTTTCTGAAAATAAAAACAACCTGCCATCAATTATCAAGATAACATATCAGTCTGGCAAGTCACAAACCTTCAAGGTTAAGAAGTAATGTCATTAAGCAAAAGCACAGATTTTCCAGGTAGCAGAAAAACAAATTACGCTGATCAAGTTCAGCAATCACAAGAAATAGGATCTATAGACAGCAGTCTTTATATACCAGTTCAAGGTCCACAGGGGCCAGCAGGACCTAGGGGATTAGATGGCCAGACAGGCCCGCAGGGGCCCGCAGGAGTACAAGGCGAACGTGGACCAGCAGGCAAGGATGGAAAGTCTTTATTTGCCGATGGATGGGCTAATTACGACAATAGAAACCCTGTAAATTTTTCACTTGGAGCAACACGTGGAGACGATGGCTGGGTAGACGTTTATGTAGATGCTCTTGGCAAGGGAACAAATGAAAAATATTTACCTAAAGACAATATAAGTCTATATAATCCTGAAACTCGTAGAGTCAACCTAAAGCATTTAGACATTGGGTCACAACTTAGAATTACATACACTTTTGATTTAGCGACATATGGTAATAATACTGAGGTTTGGGCAAGATCCTATTTTCCAGACACTGGTAAGGCTGTTACAAGTTTTGTTGCAAACCTTAAATACCAATATGACTACGAACTATCAACAACCCACTTACTATATCTAGACGATAGCGTAGACAAGTCAAGTGGCATAGTTCCACAACTAAGGGCAGACCTAGACTCCATGGCAGTTTTAAAATCAATCTATATTTCAACGTTCTAACATGGTATAATTAAGCAGGAGGAATAATGGCATTTCCAGGCACATACAATATTAACTATTATAAGGGTGACACCTATGAGTTCAACATATACCCTAAAGATTCTTCTGGTGCCATTTTCTCACTTTTAAACTACGGTGCAACTTTTACTATAAGTACATCCCGTGGAGAAAATCCATCTTTTACCGTCGCAGCAACTGCCAGCATTGCTTCAAACAACAGTTATATTACTTGTTCAATTTTACCTGCCACTGGAAGAACATTGACTGCTGGAACAGAGTATGTGTATGATGTTCAAATTACTCAAGGCGCAACAAAAATTTATACACTTCTAACTGGAACAGTCACTGTAACAGCAGACGTAACTGGAGCGTAATATGGCAGAACTACTTTTATCTACAGACACTATCACTGTAATTGGTGGTCCAGATATTGTAAACCTAGATGTTGACTTTGGTCCATCAGGCACAAGAGGAAGCAAAATTTTTTCTTCAAACCAGAATCCAAACAACTCTGGCGCTTTAGGAAGTCAAGTTCCAAATATTGGGGACTGGGCAATAAATGTATCTAAGGCTGATTCAGAATATACCTACATGTATGAATATATTTCTGAGCCTGGGGGAAACAAGTGGACTTCAAGACTTAAAGTTAATCCCGCAATTTATTCAGAAAATCTAGACGTTGTTTTTTCTGAAGGATCAAGAACAATCACCTTCAATGTTCAAAAGATTGCATCTTTAACAAACAATCAAAACCTAACTGCTGCAAACTTTAACATTCAGCATAGCATTGTTGGAACTAACCCAATCGCTTCATCTATTTCGGTTGGTGCGGTTACGGTTACAAATGACACACTTACTCTGCCTATTACGATTAAGGCTGCAGAATTTTCAGGAGGGACATGGTCTCAGATAGCCGATACCCGCAAGGTTCATATTCTGATTACTGTGGTATAATCGAAAAGGTGAAAATAAATGGCAAATAAAAACATAGACAACACAGATAACGGAACAGGCGTATTTAATACAAAGGTTCCTGGAATGGACGAGGCTGCAGACATTCAGGAAGCCCTCCGAATTTATCACTATGGATCAAAGACTCCCCCATCAACAGAGGCAGACATTGTTAGGCCATCTCTTGTAGGTCACATTAAAGATATTAAAACTGACATTGCAGCAATTAATGCAAAAGGAATTGGAAGCACCTATACAGCAAATGAACCATCTTCTATTGTTGATGGAATGATTTGGGTAGACTCAGATCTTACTGGTGGAAGCGGAATTCAATTTGCAACCTCTCAGTATCAGTCAGCAACCCCAACTACTGGACTTGTTAATGGTTTAATTTGGATTAAAAAGGGAACGTCTCCACTTGAGATGTGGGTTTACGATTCTTCTACTACTTCGTTTGTAAAGGTTGGTGCCTAATGCCAAAAGTTATTGATTCAGAATCTAAAGTAGCATACATATATAGTTCAGCCACAGATAAATGGCACCCAATTGCTGGTGCAGTTAATACTGGTGCAGCATATACTTGGTCAGCAGATCAACAATTTTCAACTACAGTAACATTTGAGTCTGTAGTTAAAGCAAAAGCAGGAGTAAATAATTTCTTAAATCCAGCAGCAAGAGATTTGGCATTTACTGGTGTTTCATCAGAAAACAAAAAAGGAATTGTTTGTTTTGTTAGAAACGATGCAGCGGGATTACCAATAAACCAAATTCAGTATTTTGATGGAACTAATTGGAGATCACACTCAGACTCAACCCTGCTTCTTTCAAAAACAAATACAGCAACATACACTATTACACTAGAAGATGCTGGCCGAACAATTATTGCTAACTCAGATACACTTAATGAAGTTGTTGTTCCAGCAAATAGCACAACTCCATTTGCAATTGGCCAAAGACTTGATATTATTCGTTATGGAGTTGGCCTTACATCTATTTCAGGAGCCAATGGAGTAACTATTCAGAGCAAGAATTCTAATAAGAAGATTGCAGCAAGATACTCAGGAGCAACACTTATTAAAATAGAAGAGAACACCTGGATCCTTGTTGGCGATTTGATAGCGTAGGCCTTATAGATGTTAACCACACTGGGGCTTTTTGGAAAAGGTATGGTGGTCGTACCAGATTTATCGACTTTCATATATGGAGATGCAATGACATCTTTACAAAATCTTGGACTAGGTGTTGCACTTATTAGCACCCCAGTAACAACTCCAACTGCTAGCCTAGATCAAAAGGTTGCTTCACAGTCAATCCCTGGTGGAACTGCAGTAGATTATGAAACAACTATATCTATTTCCTACTATTCTTATGTTCCTGTAATTAACACCATTAACACGATTAATACAATTGCAACAATTAACACAATTAACACAATTGACACAATTAATACGATTAACACAATTAACACAATTGACACAATCAACACAATCAACACAATCAACACCAATACATGCCCTTACGAATATGGACCCTGGATGTCTCTTGGAACTAGAACAGAATACTACTGTGAAGGAACTGATGGAACACTAAAGACTATAAGCGGTCAAGCAGAAGCAAGATTCTTAATGTGCCCAAGTTTTCCATTCTGCCCAGCAGGATGTCCAGCAGATGCAAGCCAGATTAGATGGGTTGGAACACCAACTACGACATACACTACAAATTGTGTTTCCTGTAACTGTCCAGACACAATTAATACAATCAACACAATTAATACAATTAACACGATTAACACTATTAACACTATTAACACAATTAACGTATGTAATGACGATGAGATCCCATCAGGAACTGTTTTTCGAGCAGAGTGCTGTGGTGTAGCAATGAGACTTAAGGTCTTAAACTGTTCAGGACAGCAAATTGGAACAAGATATGAGTGTATAGATTCATGTAATAACAGCATTAACACAATTAACACAATTAACACCATCAATACTATTAATACTATCAATACTATTAATACAATTAATACTATTAACACAATTAACACGATCAATACAATTAATACTATTAATACTATTAATACTATTAATACGGGCGGTTATGGCGGTTATGGATGCTTGGCTTATGGAACTCCTATTCTTCTTTCAGATAGAACATACAAGAACATCGAAGATTTGGTTATTGGAGACGAATTGCTATCTCTGAGCGTTTCGTCATTGCCAGATGAGGAATATCCTACAATTCTAGATTCATGGACTTCTAATAATATTGATGATTCAACATTTACAACAACAACTGTTACAGACATTAAGAAGTTAACTAACCCAGGGCACTATGTCCTTAATAATAAATTAAATGTAACATATGAGCACATAATGTTTATTAAGAGAGGCGGCTTCTGGAGATTCTCTCCAATGGAAGGCGTTGTCGTTGGAGACTACATAGTTGATAGTGAAGGAGATACTGTCCTGGTTGAATCCATTGAGTATATAAGCGATTTAATTAATGTTGTTTCAATTGATACTGAAGTGAAGGATATGTATTTTGCATCAGATATTCTGGTACACAACATGTATATGGCAAAATAATGAACAAGGTTGAATACTTTCCAGGAGTTGTAGGCTACACTGGTTTGATTCCAGGATCTATTGATTATGTTAATGCCCTTGCTAAACTTGTAACAGATGGCAAAATTTCTTGGAGCAAAACAACAACTGGTCGAGGCAATGGCAATATTGCAACAGTAATACCAGAATTGCGCCAAGGATCAGTTTTTGGACTCAATGGAATTTACAAAGAAGAAGATGTATCTTTGGCGGTATCCAATTTAAAAAATACGGTAGATGCTGCAGTCAAACAATGCCTTAATGACTATCAAAATAGTTATGGATATTTTGATTTAGAGGGAGAAGGCTGGGCCTTATTAAAGTATGAGGTTGGGGATTTTTTTAAATTGCATACAGATGCCTCCAGGGCATATCCAAGACAAGTGTCTACGGTATACTATATTAATGATGATTACCTTGGGGGAGAAATAAATTTTAAATATATAGACTTAGAATTAAAGCCAAAAAAAGATGAGTTTTTAGTTTTTCCATCAACAAATCTATTTTCTCATTATGCAAAAGAAGTAATAGCGGGTACAAAATATTCAATGCCAAACTGGTTTAGATAAGGATCAAAATGAAAAAAACAATACTAGGGGACAAGATAGTGGTATACCACAATATATCTGAAACTCCAATGTCAATTATTGAGGCAGCCAATGAAATTACTGTCAAGCATCCAGATGCTGGATTTAGAAATGCCACAATTAATAACCATCAGTACGATACAAATCTAAGATCTTGTACCGTTTTTAGTTTATTCACAGGCAAAGCAGATAAGTCGATTGCTGGGATAGATCTAAGACTAGAAAAGGTAAAACTTAATCAAAAAATAATTAGCCAGACGTCTCTTGCATTGATTGATTTTATTAAAGAATACGGATTTAAGATTGTAGAAAGAGAAGCCTGGGAGTTGCTGTCGTATGAAGAAACTCAAAAACTTACATGGCATTCAGACAATGGAGCCCCTCACCCATGCTTAGTATCAATGGTTTATTACCTAAACGACGACTATGAGGGCGGAGAGGTAGAGTTTAGGGATCATATTGGCACACCCTTTAAGCCGTCTGCAGGAGATCTGTTGATCTTCCCTTCATCGGTAGATTATGTTCATAGAGTTCTTCCAATAACAAGTGGAAGAAAGTATGCTGCTATTTCCTTTTGTAAGTAAAACTACTTAGGGAACTTAAGCATCCACTCTTTAGTTTTAGGGGTAATACCCTTCCAAGAAGACCAGTTTTCCCCACCCCTAGACATATAGTATGCAATTTCTGCATTTTTTACGGGGTTGAAGAGTTCGGCATTAGACTCAAGATCAAACTTGTCTCTGCGGTCAGGACCAAGAGAATCAATCATGTTGATTTGAAACATACCATATGAAGAGTCTCCAGTTTTATGGTTACCATTAAAGGCTAGTGGACGACCATTGGATTCCTTTTTTGCAATAGCCCAAGCAACAACTAGGTCTTTGCCCTTGAAGCCAACCAGGCCTAGAAGTTCTTTTAGTTCTAAATCTGTTAGAGATGTCTTATTCTCAAAACTCTCTAGTTTATTTGCTTTAGAAACCAAAAAAACCTCTTTCGAGGCGTTTGATGCTTCTTGAGCCTGTTCCAGGCTTAAATTATTTTTCGTATTATTAGCATTAGCAGAGTTTATTGATGTTCCAATCAACAGACTAATACTGAGTATGCTGATGATTTCCTTGTTTCTTTCGATCCATTTAATCATAGTTTCCTCCTTAGAAAACAATAACACCTTGTTAGGTGTCTACTGATAAGTATAACATAATTTTACTGGGTTTGGTGCCAAAAGTCAAGTTTAGGCGTGGTATAATTAATTATCATGGCAAAAGACTCGATTAAGTACTCAATACCTTATCCAGAAGACTCGGATCCTGTTGATATAACTAATGATATTAAAGTTATTGTTGATAGACTAGAGACAATTCTTCCACCCCTTGGCGTCTCATATTTTGAGATTCTTGTAAGAAATGAAACAGGTAGTACGATTCCTGCAGGGTATCCAGTTTATGCTGTAGGATCAAATGTAGATGCAAACGGTACGGTTAGAACTAAGATTGATCTTTCTACGCCAATAATTACAAAACCAATTTTAGGTTTGACGAAAACATCTTTAGGAAATAACTCTAATGGAGTTGTTGTAGTTGCTGGAGTTGTTGAAGGAGTAAATACAAGTTCATTTTTAGCAGGAGATGTTCTATATGTTGCAACTGGCGGGGGACTAACAAAGACTCGTCCTGATTCTGGTGGAGCAGCAGTAGGAATTGTTGGACACGCTGCAACTACAGGAGTAGTAATAGTTCAGGCAAAAGGAAATGGTACTTGGGGCGCACTCGCTGCTGGCCTCTCGTAATCGTGGTATAATCTAAACATGCCAACTTTAAGAACAACTACAGTTACATCATCTCAGGCAACTAATGCTAATGGCGAGATTGAAATTGGAGCAGCACCTCCAATTGTAAGGTGGACTGTTGTAAAAGGCGATAGCGCATCATTTAGAATCTATGTTGAAGATGATAAACAGGTTGCCATTAATCCAAACGACTATTCAATTAAGGCAGATTTTAGACGTGGAGCATCTTTATTATTTTCAACCGTTCCAACAAAAACAGCGTTTGATCTTTCAGGGGAATTTACAGTATACTTAACACCAGGACAATGTAAACTTTTAGCAACAGGAGATATCTTTGACGTACAGTTATCAGACCCAGTAGTGGTTTGGACTGTTTGCAGAGGCGTTATGAACGTCATTGCAGAAGTAACTGATAGAACGGTTTAATGGCGAGTAGACTGGTTTCTACAATTATTCCAGCAGTTGCTGTTGGGCTAATAAATCTTAATCCAGTTGCAGACTTAACAATCAATCAGGCAAATACAATTGCCTTTGAAATAATATCAGTACCAAAAAAAGTATTGGCAAATGAAAGTTTGCCTTTCAGACTGCGTATATCTAACATAGGTTTAGATGGATATACAAGGCAGAATCCAGCACCGATAGGAGTAGCCATTATTGGATACAGCAACTATATTCTGTAAAAAATAATGCTATAATAACAACATGGCCCAAATATCACTCGCAGCACTTAAAGAAAAATTCCAGACTGGTGATCGCCCATCACAGGCAGATTACGAAGATCTAATTGACACTACAGCAGCACAAGCAACACGTGCAGGCGTATTTGGCAATAACGACAATACCGTTACTGGTATTGAAAATGCATCAGTAATTGATAACTTTGATGCAACTGAATGGAGAATGGTCAAGTACCTTATCTCTATATCTAAGAATTCTGGTGGCGTAAATAAATACTATGCTACTGAAATGACCATCTTGGTTGACGGAGTAAATGTATCTGTTAACGAATTTGGAACTATCGACAACGATGGGAATATGGGAACCATTACTGTCTCTCGCACTGGAAATACCGTAACTTTAACAGTTACTCCAGACCCTGCGATCAAGCCAATCACTGTACGTTATGCACGTATGGGATTAAAGGCATAATAAGGAGATATAAAAAATGGCATCTACAGTAAATAAAGATTTTAAGATCAAGAATGGTCTTATCGTTGAAGGCGCATCCGCAACAGTCGGTGGCTCAGACGTATTAACAAAGAAGCAAGCAGACCTTGATTACATCGTCGCACTTGCTGGTGGCGGAGCAGATTCTGCTAACGTTGCAAACAAGGTAGTAAAGCGTGATGCATCAGGTAACTTCGCAGCAGGAACAATCACTGCAGCATTAACTGGTAACGCATCAACAGCATCAACATTGGCTACACCAAGAGCAATTGCTTTATCTGGAGATGTTTCAGGTACTGCAAACTTTGATGGTTCAGCAGGAATCACAATCACAACAACTCTCAATGCAGATTTTGCAACAGACGCAGAAGTTGCTACAGCAAAGTCACAGGCTATTTCTTCTGCAGCAACAGATGCAACTACAAAGGCAGATGCAGCAAAGTCTGGTGCGGAAGCAACAGCAGCATCAGCACTTTCAACACATAATTCAGATACAACAGACGTGCATGGAATTGCAGACACTGCACTTCTTGCAACAAAGTCTTACGCTGATGGAAAGGCTTCAGATGCACAGACAGCAGCAACAACCGCTGCAGCATCAGATGCTACTTCAAAGGCTAACGCTGCTCAAGCAGCAGCAGAAGCAACTGCCTCAGCAGATGCTACTTCAAAGGTTTCAGCAGAAGCAAGTGCTCGTACAACAGCAATTGCAACAGCAAAGACTGCAGCAGAAGGAGTCGCCTCAGCAGATGCAACTTCAAAGGCTAACGCAGCACTTTCAGATGCTAACACATACACAGATGGAAAGATTGCAACAGAAGTTACTGATCGTAACTCTGCAATCTCATCAGCAATTGCTACAGAAGTTACTAACCGTAACTCAGCAATTTCAACTGCAGTCGCAGCCGTTGTTGACTCAGCACCTGCAGCACTTGATACTCTTAACGAGTTAGCAGCAGCACTTGCTGATTCACCAGACACAGTTTCAAACCTTACAAATCTTGTTGGAACTAAACTTCCACTTGCTGGCGGAACATTAACTGGAGCACTTACTCTTTCAGGTGCACCAACAGTAGACCTACAAGCAGCAACAAAGAAGTATGTGGATGATGCAGCAACTACTTCAGTATCAACTGCTTCAGCAGATGCTACTTCAAAAGCAAATGCTGCACAGTCTGCAGCAGAAGCAACCGCAGCAACAGATGCTACAAATAAGGCTAACGCAGCACAGTCAGCAGCAGCAACAGATGCTACTACTAAGGCAAATGCTGCTCAGTCAGCAGCAGCCACTGACGCAACATCTAAGGCAAATGCTGCACAATCTGCAGCAGAATCATTTGCAACATCAGCAGATACAGCAGTTCGTACAGCAGTAACATCTGAAATTGCAACTGCAAAGTCAGAAGCAATCTCTGCAGCAGCGACTGATGCATCAACTAAGCGTGATGCAGCAAAGACTTATGCTGATGGACTTATCTCAACTGAAGTATCAGCACGTAACTCAGCAATTACTACAGCCGTAGATGCTCTTTCAACTTCAGACATTGAAGAAGGAACAAACAAGTACTTCACAGATGCTAGAGCAATTGCAGCAACAGCAGGAGCACTTACTTCAGCAATTAATGCAATCGACACAGATGCAATTGAAGAAGGAACTTCAAACCTCTACTTCACAAATGCTCGTGCATTAACAGCAGTTGGCGGATCTGTAACAACAGCAATCGCAAACGGAGATGCAACAGCATCACCAACATACCTAGCAGTTAAGTTGGGTACAATTGCAAAGGAATTCGCAGCAACAGTTGCAGTTCCAACAGCATCAACAGCAACAGCGTTCTCTTGGGCACATGCAGATTTCAGATCTGCTAAGGTCCTTGTAAAAATCAAGAATGGAACACACACTGAAATCTCAGAGTTGCTTCTAACACTTGATACTTCAAATAACATTGCTATCACAGAATACGCACTTGTTGGAACAAATGGCACACTTGCCACAGTTACAGCAGACGTAGATGGTGCTAACGCAAGAATTCGGGTAACAACAATTAACGCATCATCAGATGTATTCGTTGCTGGAACTCTTATTGCTTAACAAAATTAAAATAATAAAGGGGCGTGATCACTTTGGCTACAGTCAATAAAGACTTCAAAGTAAAAAATGGACTACAGGTCGCAGGAACTGCGGTTTTCGGGGGAACAGTACAGGTGGCAACACCAGTATCTGAAACTGATGCAGCAACAAAGGCATATGTAGATTCAAAAGCAAGTCAAATGGCTTCAGGTGCAACCGCTCCTTCTAACCCAATCGTGGGTGCACTTTGGCTAGACTCTTTAACTAATAGAGTTAATGTTTATTCTTCAGCAGGATGGGTAACACTTGCTGCAATAGATGACACACTAAATCTACCAGAGCATATCCACGATACAGCAATCGATGGAACAGGATTTATTGTTACAACATTCCGTGAGGGTGGAAGTTTCAATAGTCCGCAAGGAACAGGTCTCGATGGAGGATCTCCAAGTTCAACTACTTGGGAATATTCATTCGATGGTGGTTCAGCAGTAGATAACTTCAATTAAAAATTGATGTTATAATAGTACAGAAAGACATCCGCAGAACGGATAAAAGGAGAATATAAATGGCAACTAGAATGCAACAGCGCAGAGGAACTGCAGCCCAATGGACGGCAGCAGATCCAATTTTGGCAGCAGGAGAAATTGGATACGAGACAGACACCAACCAGTTCAAAATTGGTGATGGCGTTAATGCATGGTCAGATCTCTCCTACTTTAAGAACTTAGAAGACTTGGGCGGTACTCTTGATGATTACGTCCCACTAACATCAAAGGGCGCAAATAACGGCGTAGCCCCACTTGATGGCGGAGGAAAGATTCCACTTGGATATCTTACACACCTTATCGCATCAGCACCAGAAGCACTTGACACACTTAAGGAACTTGCAGATGCAGTTACTTTTGTTTCGTCCCAGGTAGCAGCACACAATTCAGATACAACTGATGTCCATGGTATTGCAGATACAGGACTTCTTGCTACAACAGCAAGTGTTAACACATTGATTGGAACTCACTCAACAGACACAACAGATGTACACGGAATTGCAAATACTGCACTTCTAGAAACAACAACTGGAGCACAGGCTAAGGCAGATGCAGCAGCACTTGCAGAAGTTAATACTCACAATGCAGATCAAACTAATGTTCACGGAATTGCTGACACAGCACTTCTTGCTACAAAGGTTTATGCTGATGCAGTAGGAACAACTGAAGCCACAAGCCGTGGAACAGCAATCTCAACACATAATTCAGCAACAGCAAACGTACACGGAATTACCGATACAACTGCTCTTGCTACAAAGACATATGCAGATGACGCTGTTGCAGCGCATGAGGCAGACACAACAAACGTACACGGAATTGCTGACACAGCACTTCTTGCAACTAAGTCATACGTAGATACAGCAGATAATCTTAAGGCAGCACTTGCATCACCAGATTTCACTGGTACACCAACTGCTCCAACAGCAGCAGCAGGAACAAATACTACACAGGTAGCAACAACAGCGTTCGTAGGAACAGCAGTTTCAGCACTTGTAGCATCTGCTCCAGCAGCACTTGATACACTTAATGAGTTGGCAGCAGCGCTTGGTAGCGATGCAAACTTCTCAACAACAATGACAAATGCTCTTGCTCTAAAGGCAAGCAAGGCTGAACTAACAGCAGCAACATTGGCATCATTCAATAACAAGACAACTTCTTACACTTTAGTTCTTGCAGACGAAGGAAATGTAGTAGAAATGGAATCAGCATCAGCAAACACTGTTACAGTTCCTACAAATGCTTCAGTTGCCTTCAATATTGGTTCATCAATCGATGTATTCCAAAAGGGCACAGGGCAGACAACAATCGTTGCTGCTTCAGGAGTTACAATTCTCAAAACACCAGGACTCAAGTTCCGTGATCGTTACTCAATGGCAACATTGATCAAGCGTGATACAGATACTTGGATCGTTTCTGGCGACTTGACAGCGTAATACAAATTTAATAGGAAAAAAAGGAGAAACATATGGCAATTCGTAAAGGTGGCAAGGGCGGAAAACGTGCCAAGTCAGCAGTAAGTTTTTGGGGTGTAGCCCCAGGGCAGCCGTTTATTACAAGCGTAACACCAGGCTTTGGTGGGGCATACATGTCTTCAACAGCCAGCGTTGCATTTAATAAGAACGCTATGGGTTCCACTCCTTCTTCTTATACAATTTTCGCTAACTCAATATATGGCACAAAGACATTTACAGGAGTAACCTCATCACCATACACAGTGACAGGTCTTAGAGCGGGAGCGTCTTATGCTTTCACAATTATTGCAGTAGCAAGACTTGCACAAGAGACACAGGATACGACATCTGTATCGTCTTCACAGACCAATGCAAGTGTTGCAGGTGTTCCAGATGCTCCAACAGGAGTTACAGCATCTTCACCAACTAGTGCAACCTATGACACAGTTTCATGGTCAGCACCAGCAGATAATGGAGGAGCAGCAATTACTAACTATCAGGTGGAATCATCTGATGGAAAGACTGCAACAATTAACGCTCTTACAACAAACATTTCACAAGAAGCAGGAACAGCACAGACATATCGTGTAAGAGCATACAATGAGCATGGTTGGTCAGAATGGTCAGCATTCTCAGCATCTGTTACAACGTTCTCATTCGTACCGTTCTCAGTGTTCGGCTTCTCACCATTCGGAGTATTTGGATTCTCACCATTCGGCGTGTTCGGCTTCTCACCATTTGGATTCTCTCCGTTCGGTGTGTTCGGATTCTCTCCGTTCGGTGTATTCGGATTCTCACCATTTGGTTTCTCTCCGTTTGGAGTATTCGGATTCTCACCATTTGGTGTATTCGGCTTCTCACCAGGAAGAGGAGGATGTATTGCTCCTGATACTTTAGTATCAGTTGTTGGTCCAGAAGACTCATATATCCAAATTCCTGCAAAGGATGTTGTTACTGGACAAGAAGTCTGGGCACACTCATTCGATGAAATGGATGACGAAGGCGAAGTTGATCCATACACTATGGCACTTCCAGGATTGCATAACCAAAAAATTGTTAAAACAACAGTTGCTTCAGTAGTTGAAAAAGAAATGCCAGCAACGTTGACAATTAATGGAGACAGCACAAAGAAGTATTCAACAGTACAGGGAATTTTGTATAAGCGCAACGGTATCTATGGATACATAACTACAGGACTTCTTGAAGTAGGAGATATTGTTATGGAATATGACTATAACTTCCACTCGTTCAATGAAATTACAGTAGCATCAATTGAAATTGATGAAACTCCATCAACAGTTTACAAATTTGATATGGAACCAGTTGACACATTCATTGCTGGAAATATGCTAGTTCACAATTACAAGGCAGTTTAATCCTTTATCATCAGCACTTGCCAAGGACTTCAGGTCTATTTATTAGATCTGGGGTCCATTTGGCTTTTCAAACTAATGGTTTAAGGTCGGCAGTTGTATATCATAATAAACCAATCAGTCAAGATATGTTTAAAGATGTTGAGTTTATTTCTGGGCACTTAGGAAACTATCCTAGTCTATTTATTAAAAATTTAAAATCTTTTTCTATCTTTAGAGATCCAGTTGACAGATTCATTAGTTGGTTTTTCTTTATGTATGAAAACTCTAAAAGTTTTGAGGAACTTGAAAAGATATTTGACGAGTGGTTATACAACCCAGAAATATATCCACACCTTTCAGATATGCAAACAAAATTTTTAACGGGGACAGTCGATGAAGAAAGATTTAATAACACTAGAAGTGTAATGGACAAGACCATGAATGGGTGGCTGCTTAAAGACTATTCCTTTGATGAATCAGTTATGCAGGATAAGGTTAACTCTGTTAGTTGTTACACCGTAGAGACTAGGGATATTCTTCTTGACGACATTACAAGATATATGAGCAATAACTATGGGTTTGTTCCCAATTTTGATAATAGGGATGCTAAGTTTAACTCAAGCACCTCTAAAAGGTTTGACATAACTGATAAAATGATTAACAGGATTAAAGAACTAAACCAGCATGATATAATTTTATATGAGATGGTAAAAAGGTCTAATCCAAAGCCACTTTAACCAATATGGTATACTAGTATAAATAGCAAAGGGAGTAATAATGAACAACTATCCAACGGATATTCAGAGTGTGAGCAAGTCCACTCAACCACATAAGTTTTTTGAAAGATACCTTGATAATAATCTATCAGTCCTAGCATCAGAACTACAGGACAGATACGAAAAGATTGAAAAAGCAAAGGTTGTAGGTGTAACTCCAGTAGGGGCTAACGAAGCATGGAAGCAATCTAATAGTGTGTCAACAATGAAGTGGAGACAGTATAATGTTTTCCAATTCCACTCAACTGGTATTTATAATTTATACAAGGCTGTTAAAGACATGACTATTGAGGCTTGTGATTACTACGGAGTTGACTTTGAAAAAGAAAAGTTTATGTTACAGGGATGGTTTAACATTACGCATGCAGGCAAAGGAAAACTAGACTGGCATGATCATGGTCCAACAGGTGCTCCAAACTTCCACGGATATTACTCTGTAAGCGCAGAGCCTTCAATTACATACTACAAGGTTTTTGATAAAGAAATTGAGAATCACAACAAGAATGATCGTGCAATACTTTCGGAGATGGGTCACCCACACTCTATGGCAGACTGGGATTGGGAAGGTCCAAGAATTACGGTTGCATATGACGTTATTCCGCTAAGAGATATTCAAAGGTTTGGAATGGATCAAGAACAGCATTGGATTCCTCTTGCATGATAGCGATGTCGAAGCCTCAGCATAAGTTTTTTGAAAGACACCTAGACTTAGATCTTGGAAACTTTGAGACATACTTGCTTGATCTTAAGCAAAGACTCTCATCTGAAAATGTGCCAGGGGTAACTAATTCTGACTATGAGTTAGTTGATAGATCTTCATTCACCACTCAGTTGGGGGAAAAGTATAATATCTTTCAGTTCCACAATGAGAACATTAGAGAACTTTACAAGGCTATCAGGGACATGGTCCTAGAGGCATGCGAACACTATGGTATTAATGCTGAAGAGCAAAACTATATGATTCAGGGATGGTTTAATTCTGATAAGAATAGCAAGCCAGAGCCACTCCCAAACAACTACTTACATGACCACCTAAATGGTCAAGGAGCACCTGATTTTCATGGATACTACTGTGTCAATGCAGAGCCTTCATATACTAAGTATCTTATATCTGGTGAAACAGAATTCTTGAATGTAAATGTTAATAATCGTGCAATTATTTCAGAAACTGGGCATGCACACGGAATAAGTAACTGGCCATTTGAAAAAGATAGAATTACTATTGCCTACGATATATCTCCACTAAAGAATATGCAAGGATCTCCAGAGCAGCATTGGGTTCCTATCATATGATAAAGAAGTTTTTCTTGCACATTCTTGGGTATCGAACATCAATTCAAAAATGTCCAGTAACTGGAATAGAACAAACTGTTACATTTAATAAACTTACTAAAAAAACAAAAGATGCTCACAGAGGTATGAGTTTTAACTAACTCTCAATAACACCTTTAGGTAGAGTTTTGTTTTTTTGAAAACTCTGCTATACTTAACACTTAATCCGTTTTTGAAAGGACGATACACATTATGTCAGATTTTTTTAGTTTTAAACTTCCAGAGGACTTCGTAGAAAAATATAAAAACCAAGAAAGCCCATTTGGGTTTAAAGATGCAGCAGAAAATTCACTTGGAGAAATTACTTTTATTCGTACGTATTCTCGCATGAAAGAAGATGGAACTAAGGAAAGATGGCACGAAGTTTGTCGTCGTGTAATCGAGGGTATGTATTCAGTTCAAAAGAACCATGCTAAAGAAAACCGTCTACCATGGAATGACTACAAGGCTCAGAAGTCTGCACAAGAAGCATTCCAAAGAATGTTTGAATTAAAGTGGACACCACCAGGACGAGGCATGTGGGCATTTGGAACTCCTATGACTATGGAGAAGAAGAACTCAGCAGCCCTACAAAACTGTGCAATGGTATCTACAAAAGACCTTGACAAGAATGATCCAGGAGCGTTGTTTGCTTGGGTTATGGATGCTCTTATGCTTGGCATTGGTGTAGGGTTTGATACAGTGGGACAGGATAAGCATTTTGCAATCTATGCCCCAACAGAACCTGAACAGGTGTTCGAAATCCCAGACACTCGTGAAGGATGGGTAGAGTCAGTTCGACTTCTAATTAACTCATATCTTAGAGCAAACCAGAGCATTCAGAAGTTTAACTATGATTTGATCAGACCTCTTGGAGCCCCCATTAAGGGCTTTGGAGGCGTTGCATCAGGTCCTGCACCTCTTATCAAGTTGCACGACCATATAGACCGTGTAATCGGCTCCAGAGCAGGTGAAACACTAGACTCTCGTGCTATCGTAGACCTTGTAAACCTTATTGGTACCTGTGTGGTATCAGGTAACGTAAGACGCTCAGCAACTCTTGCTTTGGGAAATGCGGGGGATGAAACATTTATGAATCTAAAGAATTCAGAACTATTCCCAGAGCGTAACTCATTTGATCCAGAGAATCCAGGTTGGGCTTGGATGTCTAATAATTCTATTTCAGCAGAAGTAGGAACAAAGTACGAAGACTATGTAGATTTAATTACAGAAAACGGAGAACCAGGTTTTATCTGGCTTGATGTTGCTCGTAATTATGGCAGGCTAAAGGATGCGCCAGATGGAAAAGACTATCGTGTGATGGGCTTTAATCCCTGTGCGGAGCAGCCATTAGAATCATATGAATTATGTACACTTGTAGAAGTGCACTTGAATCGTCATGAATCTAAGGAGGACTTCCTGCGTACCCTGAAGTTTGCATACCTATATGGAAAGACTGTAACACTTGTTCCAACACACTGGCCACAGACAAACGGTATCATGCAACGCAACCGTCGCATTGGTACATCACTAACAGGTATTGCATCATTTGCAGATCAAAAGGGTTTGCCAACTGTTCGTGAATGGATGGATGAAGGATACAACAAGATACGTCATTATGATCATCAGTACTCTGAATGGCTATGTGTTCGTGAATCAATTCGTGTAACAACAGTTAAACCATCAGGATCAGTTTCAATTCTTTCTGGTGCAACTCCTGGAGTTCACTGGGGTCCTGGAGGAGAATTCTTTCTTCGTGCTATTCGTTTTGGTAATACAGATCCAATGGTTCATTTGTTTAAAGCAGCGGGATATAATATTGAAGACGACGTCGTATCAGCAAATACATCAGTAGTGTATTTCCCAATTAAATCAGGTCATCCAAGATCTGAAAAGGAGGTAACACTATTTGAAAAGATTGCTCTTGCTGCAACCGCTCAAAAGTACTGGTCTGATAATGGTGTTTCTGTAACCCTGTCATTTGATAAAGAAACAGAGTCAAAGCATATTGTTCCAGCACTAAATATGTACGAGGGACAATTAAAGGCAGTTTCATTCCTTCCTATGGGAAATCACACATACCCGCAACAACCATATACTCAGATCTCTGAAGAGGAGTATAATAGTTATGTAGGTAAGTTAAAACATATTGACTTTGGGGCAATTTACGACGGTGTGGATAACCTAGAAGCAATGGGTGAAGCATACTGTACAACAGACTACTGCGAGATAAAGGTGAAATAATGGAGGACTACGTGTCACAGATACATCACGTTAAAGGTTTTATGAATGCAGATGATGCTGCAAAAATTTATAGTCATGCAAAGACTTTCCCTGATGGGTTTAGAATGCATGGAAATAATGAGAAAGAATTTAAGGTTTATACATATCATGAAATTGAAGAAAATGATGCGTCAATCCTAGAACTAATGCAAGACTATGCTTTAAAGGTTTATGGTCATGTATTGAGCACCTATGGAGAATCTTTTGAACCCTTCAATCCTCACAAGACACATATTGCAAAATTTGAAGAAGGACATGGAATGCATGAGCATTTTGACTCTTCAAGACCAAACGACATAGCAACTCTTGTATATTTAAATGATGATTATGAAGGCGGAGAGATCTATTTTCCAGATTATCAAATCTCCATTAAGCCAGAACCAGGAGATCTACTCTGTTTCCCAGATCAGCCTAGATATGTTCACGGAGTAAAAGAAATTATTTCTGGAACAAGGTTCACAACACCACGCTGGTTTACCCGCATTGTGTGATAAAATAGACTAGGAGAACCTATGTCTAACCCATCAAACATCTATGCAGAAAAAATTTATTCTGAGCAACCAACAGCAATGTGGTCGCTTGATGATACAGCAGACTATATTTCTTTTGTTGATTCAGAATTAAAGAGGTCTGTTCATCTTTGGACTATTGAAAATGGACTAGGGTCTGCGGGTACATCAGAAAATGAACCATTTCAGAGCAGTGTTGTTTCAAGTTTAAATGGCCAAACAGATAAGACATACATAAAAGCAGTTAGCCCAGACTTTGCTAAATTCACAGATTTTGATCAAGATTTAAGAGTATTCTCAATTGGCGCATACGTTTATTCTCCAAGCACATATTTAAGTAGCGTTGAAATTGGTTATGAGTATTATGATTCTACATCTGGAACAACGGAGTCTGTCTCTAAAGTATTTAATGTTAACATAGGCAAAAAGTGGCTAAATGTTTCTGACACATTTATTATTCCAAGACAAGATGTCTACTTTAGGCCATTCATAAAGGTATCATATATTCCTGGTGGAGTAGCAAATGATTATAAGTTTTTAGTTAATGGTTTAACTGTCGGTCAATGGAATGAAGAGTTTAGCGCAAAATCTTTAGGGGTTAATAAGATTCAGGTGCCATCAACCGTTAGATTGTTAGCAGGTCACGATGCAATTGCAGCGCCGTCATATGGATTACAAAATTCTCCAGGGTACTATCTTGTAAATAACAACAGGTTGCTTGCACAAAATTCTGGAATTCCTCTAGTTTTTGGATCATCAAATGTGACTCATCTCATTACAAATGACAATACTCTGCCCTCTTTTATATTCCCAGGATATGGATTTTTAAACGAGTCTGGCAAATACGAAGAAAAAACTTTAGAGTTCTGGCTAAGAATTTTTGCCAATACGTCAACACCTAAAAGACTTGTCGGTCCAGTAGCCTCAACTGATGGCCTATACTCCTACAAAAATAATCTAATTTTAAGGGTCGGCAACTACACTCAGGCATACGCAATAGACGAGTGGTACAGGCCTATGCTTATTGATTTAAGGGTAGGCGTAAATAATGCAAGTTTGTTAATTAATGGAGATGAGGTTATTTCAATATCTATCGACATTGACACAATTACTTTTCCAGATAAAACCTCAAAAATAGGTAGCGCTTATTTTGATAATGACTGGATTGGGTTTTATTCATACAGCGAGATAACTCAGTTTGATATTGACGCAATTGCTATATATCCATATAAGGTTCCAGCACTAGTTGCAAAAAGAAGATTCGTTTATGGTCAAGGAGTGGAGTACCCAGAAATTTTAAATTCTTCATATGGAGGAACTTCAACCGTAATTGACTATCCATTTTCTAAATATACAAATAACTATTCTTACCCAGATCAAGGCTCTTGGGCAAGTGGATATTTTACAAACCTGTCAATAACAAACAACACTCTTTCAACGCCAAACTATAGGTTGCCAGATTTTGTTTTTTCTAATAAAAGTTATGATGATTTCTATCTTGCCAACTCTACAATCCAAAATGACAACGATGGAAATTTTTTAACGATTAGGCCTTCAGTTGATTGGGCATCCACTAATGGATATATTCATTTTGACAAACTAAACATTTTAACAGATAGAACAGAGGCCGTGTATGGGGTATTCAAGATTGCAGAACACAAAACTCAGGCTCAGGTTTTAATTAGGATTGAAGACTCGTCTAGCGGTAATTATTTTTCTTTAGAGTTAGTTGGAGAGTCGTTAAAGTATAAGTTTAAAAATGGAGGAAACATTTCAGTAGCCTATTCTGCAGAAGGAGTCCTTGTTGGATCCCCCTTTATTGCTGGAATAAGTATTGATAAATTTAGAGATGCTTTTGGAAGCGATGCAGCAACATTATTTGGCAACAGGGCTTCACTGTCAGTGTATGTTGGTGGAACAAAAGAGTTTACAAATACTTTTAGTGGAAAAATCTTTGGAATTCATTTTGCAAACAAAGATACTCTAGACCTAGTATCTTATGGATTTTCAGACAAGGGTGTTCCACTAGATTACGAAAACGTTTTTGCAGACTACACATCAGGGCCCTATGTGGGCGAGACTGACTATGACGCAGAATTTTATAACACTGCTTTCTGGGCAAATCTGGTAGATGGAGGAAATGTATCTTCTTATGTATCTTCAAGAATTGGGTCAGTAGTAAGTTCATATTCTTTGCTTCCGCAATATTTCATGGGTCTTTTTAAAATTGATATTGGGTGCCACGGATATTGGAAGACCACCTTGCCACTAACTTATTTTGGCAAATACGTAAACGACTCATACGGTGATTCATATTATGACCTTGATTTTTTACAGTTTAATATTTCCGTTCCTTCTCCAAGCAAATTTGTTACAGTAGAAAGCCTTGGGTCTTGGAAGTATGAGGACTTAAAGCAGGCATATAGTAGCGAAGAATTTAACAGTTATGCTTATTTAAATAATCAACTTTATACTAACTATAATGATTATTTAGACCTAAAAAACAGATCTGAGAAAACATATTCGTATGACACATCAGAAAATCCTATAAGAACTAGAGTGACCTTTGAATATACAGAGAGTGCTGGGCAGACTCCAGACTCTGCGTATAACCTTCAGGTTGCACCAAATAAAAATGGAACAGTTATTGCAGGGCCAAACTGGATAAACACGGCCTACGAAGTAGTTGACGGTATGATTATTTATCCTCCATCAGATGTAAATTTTGAAGATATGTCCATATCGATTTCAGTTGACATGATTACAAGGTCAATGCTTTCTCTTCCTATGTCAATAAAGCAATTACAACTTTCATCACAATCTTTTAGCGAGGATGGATTTAATCCCGTTGGAACTAAATTTGGAGTAGATATATACCCATACGCCAAATCTGGACTTTATTATGATTACAAAACTGCAAACCCGTATAGCATTTATAAAAAGAGCACCCCATACTTATACTTAACAAGAGATAGCGGAATCTCTATAAAGGGTGATTTTAAAAGCGGGGTTGACAGAGGAATTGCAATACCAATTAATGCATCTAAATCATCTACATATAACCTAATGGCAGCACAATTTTCACTAAGATATGACTATGAATTTTTCCCATTTTCTCCAGTCAAGATCTTAAGTTTTGACAATGGTACTAGGTTTATAGATATATTCTTAGTTGCAAATACTTCAGATGGGAAACGTGCAAAACTTTATGCAGTAAATGCTGCTACAGGAATTGTAGAAAGTGGAATTGCTTTTTATGTTAACGGAACAGTTAGTCGTGAACCAGTAATTCAGGCTGGACACTGGGACATGCTGGGGATTTATTTTTCAGACCTTTTAAATTTAAACAGCATAAATGGAAAGTTTTCAGTATCTGGTCCAGTAACAATTAACAATATATCCCTGTACGATGCAAGTAGGCTTTCAGAAGTTAGAGACTTGCAGACCAGACCCTGGTTTAGAGTCAAGGTTACTAATGATCCAGAAGATCTTTACGAGTGGACCTTCTGGGACCTAGATTTTAATTGGGATGAAGTCTTGGTTGTTGCTACGACAAGCCTTTACGGTGTAGACCCAGAAACACTCTATAAGACATTTATCGGTACAAATAGGTTTGTTATTGATGACTCTTTGCCATTAATTGTAGGAAAATATCAATATTCTGTAAACTCGGACGTTAGATGGCAACAAGGAGTACAGACTTCTACGTAATATGGTATACTAATGGTTATGGATTCATTAATTAACCCCGAAACTGGCGAGCCAATAGTAAAGAATGTAAGACGACAAGTCATTGATAAGATGTATGACTGGGGTCTATACGTATATAAAAAGTCTGATGGTAAGTGGTTTACAGATGGCACTGGCTCTGTTCTAAACATACCAGCAATGAAAAACGACATAGGCAGAATCTCCGAGTTAAAGAAAGCAGCAATGCACTATGGGGATGACGGACAAGGAACAGCAGTATTTGTTCCAGGTTTAACAAGAGTTTCAGAAGAAGAATATTCAGAACAAGTTGATCGCTTTAAGTCTGGACTTATTCCATCAATGAATGACCTTGGCGCAGTCCAAGCAGCAAAAGATACAATTGCTCTCTATGGGGATGAGGAATAATGGATAACGACGATATTCTAGTTGGTGCAAGAATTGACCAAATTCAAGATGAAAGAAATGCTTTTGTGGCAAGTGATCCATTTAATAAATCATGGGATGATCTTAAAACATTGTCGGGTCTATCAAATAATTTTAAACGAAGAGCAGCCAGACTATCAAAAACAGAAGTTACAGATTCTTATTTAGAAGATTCTGGTTCTGGAAAAGTTGGCGTTAATGGCGCTAAGTCAAAAGAGATAAACCCAGGGCACGTATTTAGAAATGCCTATGGACTTTTTGACGTTATCACTCCACCATGGAACGTTTACGAGTTAGCAAACTATTACGACACATCTTTTGCAAACCATGCAGCAATCGATGCAAAGGTTGAAAATATTGTAGGGCTTGGGTATGACTTTAAGGTTTCTCCAAGAACAATGTTAAAACTTGAAGCATCAACAGATTCAGAAGCAACTGGTCGTGCAAGAAAGAGAATTGAAAGAGCAAAAATTGAAATGAGAGATTGGCTAGAATCTTTAAACGATGATGACTCTTTTACAGGAACAATGGAAAAGGTTTACACAGATGTTCAGTCAATTGGAAATGGATATCTTGAAATTGGAAGAACAACACGTGGAGATATTGGGTACGTAGGTCACATACCAGCAACTACAATTAGAGTAAGAAGGCTGAAAGATGGATACATCCAGATCATTGGAAATAAAACAGTTTATTTTAAAAACTTTGGGGCAAAAAATCAAAACATGGTAACTGATGATCCAAGACCAAACGAAATTATACACTTCAAGCAATACTCCCCATTAAACACATTCTATGGGGTTCCAGATATTATGTCAGCAATCTCATCACTTATTGGTGATCAGTTGGCTTCACAATACAATATTGATTACTTCTCAAACAAGGCTGTTCCTAGATATGTTGTAACATTAAAGGGTGCAAAGTTGTCTGCAGATGCAGAAGATAAGATGTTTAGATTCTTACAGACAGGCCTTAAGGGGCAGTCTCATAGAACTCTATATATCCCACTTCCTCCAGATTCCGATACAAATAAGGTTGAATTCAAGATGGAGCCAATTGAGGCTGGAATTCAAGAAGGATCATTTAAAGAGTATCGCAAGCAAAACCGTGATGACATCCTTGTTGCACACCAGGTTCCACTTTCTAAGTTGGGCGGGTCAGACTCGTCAGCAATCGCAGCAGCGCTAGCACAAGATAGAACATTTAAAGAACAAGTTGCAAGACCAGCACAAGCACAACTTGAAAAGATGATTAATAAGGTAGTTAGAGAAAAAACAGATATTCTTGAGTTTAAATTTAATGAGTTGACGCTTACTGATGAGATCACTCAGTCTCAAATCCTTGAAAGATATGTAAAAAATCAGGTCATGACGCCAAACGAAGCACGTTCTATTCTGGGCATGCCACAAAGAGAAGGTGGCGATGAGCCATTAGATCTAAAACCTCAGCAAGCAGCAGATGCAACAGCCAATAGGGCTAGAGATGCTGAAAGAGTAAACAATAATTCTGATAGCACTACTACGGTTGCTGGTCGTAACCCGAAAGGACAAGGAAGAAAGTTTGATGATTTAGTTGAACTGTCTGAATTGTCCGAATAGTGAGATATGAATAAAAGGGGTTTATAATATGATGGTGAACAATATATCCAAAGCCCATTGGAATTCAGATGGGGAAAATTTGCGTCTCTCGATGCCATTCTCAAAAGTTGATGAGAATAGAAGAACCGTTTCTGGGTTTGCATCACTTGATAATATTGACAAGCAAGACGACATTGTAACAGCAGAAGCATCAATGGAGGCATTTGCAAAATTCCGTGGGAACATTAGAGAAATGCATCAGCCACTAGCAGTAGGAAAAATGATTTCATTTAAAGCAGATAAGTATTTTGATCCAGAAACAAAGAAATTTTATAATGGAGTATATGTATCTGCATATGTTTCAAAGGGTGCACAAGATACTTGGGAAAAGGTACTTGATGGGACACTTCAAGGTTTTTCAATTGGCGGAAGAATGAACAAGTGGGATGATGGTTATGACGAGAAGTCAGATAAAGCAATTAGAATTATTAAGCAATATGATTTGGTAGAGTTGAGTCTTGTTGATTCACCAGCAAATCAGTTTGCAAACATTATGTCTGTAGAAAAAGTTGACGGACTAGATGTTATTAAAGCAGATGAAACAGTATTAGAGAATGTTTTTTATGATAAAGAATCTGGTATCGTTATGGTTTCTGAAAATGAAAATGAGTTAAGCCCAACAACAGGAAGCCAGATGGAAAACATAGGATTCGTTGAAAAAACGGATAACGAAAAAGTAACAATGATAAAATTCTTAGTTGATAGTGCTAAAGGCATTAATACTTCTAAGATTAACAAGGAGGTACAACCTATGACAAAAAAGACAGAAACAGTTGCAGAAGTTATTGAAACAGAAGCACTAGTAGAAGTAACAAAGTCAGAGGTCGCTCCAGAGGCAGATGCCGTGGTTGAAGAAGTTACCGAAGTAATTGCAAAGGCAGAAGAGACAGAAACAGCAGATGTTGTTAAGTCAGACGAAGCAGTTGTAGAAGAAATTGAAAAGGTAGCAGACACAGACGCAGATGTATCTAAGTCAGATGATGTAGTTGCAGAAGCAATCGCAGAAGCAGTTACAGAAACCAATGACGGTCTTGAAAAAGCCTTTAGCGATCTAGTAGAAATAGTTAAATCATTACAATCAGAAGTAGAACTTTTAAAGTCTACAAAGGTTGATATTGAAGTAGCGCAAAACTCATTTGAAGCAGTTGCAAAAGATATTGCATCAGCAACAAATGTATTTAATGAATTTGGTAAGCGTGTAGAACTTGTAGAGCAAGATACTGCTTTCCGAAAGTCTGGCGATCTCGGAGAGATTGTACAGGATCAGCCTGAAATGGTTGAAAAATCCCTATGGGGCGGGAGTTTCCTCAAAACAACCGATCTATTTAAGTAAAAAGTCACTTGGAGGTGAAATATTATGTCGGAACAAAATATAGAAAAGAATCAACCAGGTACATCTGGTAACGTGGGCGGAACTGCCCCAGGACTTTATCAAGGCCAAGGCGCATTTGCGTCAGGTGGTATTGGTGGAGTTTCTAACCCAGGTGCAAGCACATTGGGTAATACCCCAGTAGCAACCATCGGTTCATCATCTGGTTCCAATGCCGTAAACCCTTCTGGGACTACTGCAGCATCTGGAATTTTGCGCCCTGAACAGGCACGTCGTTTTATTGACTATGTTTGGGATGCAACTGTACTTGCAAATGATGGCCGTAAGGTCACAATGCGAGCAAATACTATGGAACTTGAAAAAGTAAACGTAGGAGAGCGTGTAATTCGTTCAGCAGCACAAGCAGACGGCACATATACAAACACAGGAGCAACATTCTCAAAGGTCGAATTAACTACAAAGAAGATTCGTCTTGACTGGGAAGTTTCTGCTGAAGCACTTGAAGATGGCGTAGAAGGAGATGCTCTTGAGGATCACCTAGTACGTTTGATGACAAATGCGTTTGCAAATGATATCGAAGACTTGGCTATTAATGGTGATGGTTCAACATCCCCATTCCTTAACATCATGACTGGTTTCGTAAAGAAGACCAAGACTAATGGATTCGCACATGAATCAGTTGTAACCGTAGCAGATAATGCTTGGACACCTGAAGTTATGCAGGGAATCATCAATGCAATGCCACGTAAGTACCGTGCACTTAAGAACAATCTTAAGTTCTACGCAGGTACAGATGCATTCGGAGGAATCGTTAAGAATAACGGTACCCTTGCAGATGCAGTTGCAGAAGCATTCTCTGGTCGTATGCCAGGAAGCACACAAGCAAACCGTCAGAACTATCTAGACGGACTTGGACAGACATTCGGTGGAGCACGTACAACTCGTGTTCTTGGAATTGAAGTTCAGGAAGTCCCTTACTACCCAGCAGGATATATCGATTTGACATTCCCTGCCAACCGTGTATGGGGTATGCAACGTGACATCACTGTAAACCGTGAATACGTAGCAAAGAAGGACACAATTGAATACACAGTATTCGTCCGCTTTGGTATTCAATGGGAAGAAGAGGATGCAATTGCATTCGCTGACGCTGCTGCAGACGCATAATCTGTAAACAGTACCTTTAATGGGGGGCGGGAGTTCACTCTCCTGTCCCCCTTATTAACTTTATAATGATATAATACAATTAACACTACAAGGAGGACATACTTATGTCAGAAGAACTAAATAACGAAATTGCTGGAACATTTTCAGAAGAAGAACTATCTTCTATTGTTGAAGAAAACCCAGAAGTTTTAGAAGTACCAGAACCACCAGAACCAGCAATGACCGAAGAAGATCAGGCATTTGCTGATGAAATCAACGATGTAGAAATACTTGAACTTGAAGACGCACCACAGTGGAAAGATCCAGAACCTTTTGTTTATATTCATCCAGGAGAGCCAGGATCAGACAACGATGTTATCGATTCACCAGAGGCACCAGAAGTTGCTCTACAGCCATCACTAGGCTATGACAATAATGGAGTTTTAGGATCAACTGCACCTGTTGAGCAAGAAGTTCACGCAGCACCTGCTGCACCATCAGCACCATTGTCATCAGACAAAGTTGCAGTATTTTCTACAAGAAACGCATCATGGGGAGAATTTGGCAAAGTCTATAATGGATACAACATTCTTTCTCCAAAGGCAGCAGAGGCTTGGTTAACAAGGGATCACTGCAGAATTGCTACACCAGAAGAAGTTGCGAAGGAATTCGGTAACTAATTCATGGAGGTAATGAGAGTTCCACCTTATCCTATTACAACTACCTGGACACTACCTATAGCCAACTATACGTACGTTCAGTCGGTTGAGGATTTGGTGGACCACTCAGTAGTAGAAACTACAGTTCAGTCAAACGCTAACGGCATTGTTACATATGTTCTGCCAGCAGACAAAGTAAGTTTTGACAGAAAGTTTTATATTAAATTTTATGATACAGCACGTGTAAATATCTTACATGAAGAAAACTTAGATATCATTAGGCCTTACGTTAATGCAAATAAGATTGGCGACACTGCTTCAGAAGTTGCGGAATACAGAATGCACGAACTTCTTGCTAGAGCAATTATTGATACAATTATTCCAAATGGATTTTACAATCACAAGAAGGTAATACAGGCAGTGGGTCAAGGAACAGATTACTTCCCACTATGGAATGAAACAAATAAAATTTTAAAGGTATACGAGGACAACGTTTTAGTTTATAACGTAGACACTCCATTGACCAACCTGCATGACTATATGATTACAATGGACAACTCGGCAGTGCAGAGAGTTGTAAGTGGGGCATGGAATCGTTCAGAAAATGCAATGCCAAGTCTTCCAATTTCAAGAGGAGATCTTGGTTATTTTGGATATGAGTCAGTAGCATTTCCAGCAGGCTGTGACTACACATTTGTTGTTGATGCAGGATATAAGACTATCCCATCAGATGTAGAAATTGCAACAAGAGCACTTATTGAAGACATTAAATGTGGTAAGTTAGATTATTACAAGAGATATGTAACATCATACAACACAGATCAGTTTACAATCCAATTTGACAAGGCTGTATTTAACGGAACTGGTAATATGTTGGTAGATAAGATCTTAGATAAGTATTCAAATACTATTCTAAAACCAGGGATAATCTAATGTTATGCGAAATTTCAGATTTTACCTTCCCACTATTGGCTGATGTTTATTACCCAATCGTTACACAAGGGGATCTTGGAGAAGTAAAAAAGCAGTGGCTAATAGACAAGACAATTGCTTGTAGCCTATCTTCTGCGGGACTTAAAGAAGAAGTAGCACCCAACGTAAATATAACACACAGTTCAGTTCTATACGGAAGAACAAAGAATGACATTCGAATCTCAGAACGACAAGAAGCCACCTCTATTACAAACATTGTACTAACAAACATAAGAGACTCATCTGGGACACCAATATATACAGAGACAGCAGGAGTTAGAGCAGGCAAGTCAACAATATTTGAAATTGCAACCAATGAACCATACGTTGGCCCATTCGGAGGAATTGAATACTACAAACTAGTTGTTAGAAGATCTGAAAACCAGGTGTCAACAATATGATAAGTCTTAGATTTAATACAGCAGCATTTAATAAAGAAATGAAAAACATAATGGACTACTCATTTGGATTTCTTGAAGGACTTGAATACGGTAAAGCAGAGATGTACAGAAATTTAGGACCAGAGATTACAGAAATTGTATATAGATATATAGACTCAAATGCGAGGGTAAGCCCACAAACACTTCATCATATATATGAGTGGTATCAGATAGGAAGCCCAGAGTCACGACTGTACGATATAAATTACTCAATAACATCAACAGGTTTAAAATTCTCTAGCAGTTTTAAACAATCAACTACTATAAAAGATGGATCTAAAGTACCCTTCTACAGCAAGGCGCAGATTATGGAAAGCGGAACACCCGTTACCATAGCACCTAGGAAAGCAAAGGTCTTAGCATTCGATATTGATGGACAGACAATATTTACTCCAAATTCAGTTACTATTGATAACCCTGGAGGTCAGTCACAAGGTCAATTTGCAAAAGTTTTAGATTCATTTTTTAGTGTTTATTTTAGGCAATCATTTTTAAAGGCAAGTGGTTTATCAGATCATTTTAAGAATGCTAAAGTATTTAAGGAAAACATTCGTGCAGGAGCAAGAGGCGGAAGGTCTGTTGGAGTATCAACTGGATCTCGCTGGGTAGCAACTGCATCACTTGGGAGGGTATCATAATGAAAACAAACATGCCACCAGCAATCATTAATGCTTACATTAAAGACAAGGTCTTTGCCGATAGTTTGGCTGGCGCTATTGTTCCAACTATGCCAACAGACATTGACGCATTTACTGAGCAATTTCCAGGAGGACCAGTAAATCTTCTTGGAGTTTATGACAGAATGTTTAGAATGAGGCGTGGACCATTTCCACACATAAGGTGTGAGCAATTGTTGTATTATTTTTATGCAAGAGATATTGTAGATTTATACGGAATCCAAGAGAGATTCCTTGAGCACTTTGATCGTTCTGATGAATCAGGACAAGATATTAATAATTGGTATGCTTCAAATAAAACTTTAGTTCCAGAAGAGTACCGCACAGATATATTCTTCCATACTTTTAAGATTTATCAACTTAATGAAAGCCGAGATATCATCGACTTTGGAACAGCCAGAACCTGGGCGGGTAATAAAATAATTATTGAGTACGATTATCACTACAAAGACCCCTCAACCCCACTGGTATAATCAGTAAAAACGCTGTTATAATTAATACGAGGAAACAAGCCCTTTATTTCATATAAAGGAAAAGGTGAAAAAATATGGCATATTCAAGAGGAAGTAACGCTAACATAATCGTTGGCGCAGCAGCGCTCTTCACATACGAAGACGGTGCCCTTACACCATCTACTTCAGTTCCAGCATTCGTGTCTGGTACAAAGTACACAGAGACCCTTTCAGCATCAGCCAACACTGCAAAGTGGCGTAACGTAGGCTATACCAGCAATGGTCTAGAACTACAGTTCCAGCCAGATTTCGGTGAAGTTGCTGTTGATCAGGTTCTTGACGTAGCAAAGTTGTTCAAGCAAGGTATGAAGGTCAATCTAAAGACATCATTCGCTGAAGCAACAATGGAAAACCTTCTAGTTGCATTAGCAGCAAAGGATTCTAACTTGTCTACAGTTGCGGGAAACCCAACACTTAACCTATCTGCAGGAGACTTGGGCGATGTCCCAGTTGAAGCAGGTCTAATTGCTGTAGGTCCAGGATCTGGCGACGCAGCAGTTGCAAAGGAGCGTATCTACACTGCATACCGTGCACTTTCAATCGAAAGCGTAACAGTATCTGCAAAGCGTGATGCTGCTTCTATGTTTGAAGTTTCATTCCGTCTACTTCCAGATGACTCATCTGGTTCATACGGAAAGATCGTTGACCGTACCGTTGGCACTGCTGGCGGAGGCGCTTAATCTTTAAACCACAACTTAATAATAGAATTGGCCTCATCCTAACGGATGGGGCTTTTTCTTTTGGTATACTTATATAATGGCAACAAAAATATATGAATCAGGACAAGTAGAATTACTAAATGGAGTTATAGTTGAAGCAGTACCATTAAAGATAAAATATTTAAGAGAATTAATGGATGCCTTTGAACTTGTTAAAAACTCTGATGGTGATGATGAAGCAATGACTAACCTTGCTTTGTGTGCCTCTATAGCATTAAAGCAATACTGCCCAGAGTTTTATCCAGAAGCAGAAGACATATGTAACATGCCAATTGTATACAAACTCCTCAACTATGCTGCAGGTATTAAAGTAAATAAAGATTCAGAAGAGTCTGTAAAAAAGCAGGCAGTAGACAGTGGATCTTCCTGGGAAGAATTAGATTTAGCAAAGATAGAATCAGAAGTATTTTTGCTTGGGATCTGGAAAGATTATCTAGAACTAGAAAAGTCAATGTCTATGCCAGAGATACTTGCAACCCTCAGTGTTAAAAGAGAATTGGATCATAACGAAAAGAAATTTATAGCAGCAATGCAAGGAGTAGATTTAGATGCTGGTTCTGGTGGCGGTCAGCAAGAATGGGAAGACATGAAGGCCAGGGTATTCAGTAAAGGTCAAGCAGTTGATGGAAATGACATTCTTGCCTATCAAGGTGCAACAGCATCAAAGGCAGGGTTTGGTGTAGGTATGGGTATAGACTACGAAATTGTAGAGGGTTAAAAAAACACGCTTGCTGTGGTATAATTAATTTAACAATCCACAGGAGGAAATACTATGGCAGACAAAGCCACAACAGATAAAAAGCACGTAGTTTTAATCGACGGTACAAAGGTAACAGTACAACCACTAAAGATTTCACTACTTAAGCCATTCATGCAAAAGTTCCAAGAACTAAGCACAGTGGCAGACAATAATGAAAAGTCTATGGACATTCTTCTTGATTGCGTACAGATCGCATTCAAGCAGTACAGTCCAGAACTCGCAGAAGATAGAGCAGCACTAGAAGAAAACATCGACCTACCTACAGTATATGAAGTAGTAGATGCAGCCTCTGGAATCCAACTTGCTGATCCAACTGCATTAGTTAATTCTTTAACTAAGTAAAAATAATGTAAAGAGGTGGAATGAAACGTGTCTGATGTAAATGCTAATATAGGCATACATTTTGATACGGCCACGGCTCTTTCAGAATTAAGAAGGCTTCAGGCTGGTCTAAGCAAGTTTAACCAATCCTTAACACAAGGAAACATTGCTGCTGAAAATGCACAAAAGGGTTTAAACAGCCAACTCATCCAGTCGATTAATCAAACTGGAAAGTTCATTGCTAGCCAAAAGGATGTCCACACTTCCACTGCAGCCTTCACCAGTGCGCTAGAAAAAAACCAGTTAAGCCTTAAACAATATTTTAGATACACCGCAGCAGCCACATCATTAAACAGCAATGTCTTAAAAAACTTCTTTGCTCAAGAGAAGGAAATCCTTCAACGTGCAAGCAAGGATAGAGTAAAGACACTTCAAAGTCAATATGTCCAATTAACAAATGCTAATGGTCAATTAGTAAAGACACTTCAGGTCATGCCAAAGCATCTGCAAATGACCAATGGCGCTTATACGGATTATGCAACACGTGTTCAGATGGCTGCACAAAGACAGCAGTTCCTCAACCAACTACTCAAGCAGGGTTCAACACAACTATTAAATTTTGGTAAGAATACTCAGTGGGCAGGCCGTCAGTTAATGGTTGGTTTAACAATTCCTCTTACAATGCTTGGATCCTTTGCTGCTAAAACATTTAGAGAAATGGAAGAAGCAACTGTAAAATTCCAGCGTGTATACGGGGATATGGCAACTAGCGTTGCAGAAACAGATAAGGCTGTTGATGGAATTAAAAGACTCGCTGGTGAGTTTACCAAGTATGGTGTTGCAGTAAAAGATACAATGAACATGGCTGCAGATGCAGCAGCAGCAGGCTATGCTGGCGCAGCACTTACCGCTCAAGTAACACAGGCAACTAGGCTTGCTGTTCTTGGTCAGGTTGATCAGCAACAAGCCCTAGAGACTACTATATCTTTGCAAAATGCTTTTGGAATATCTTCTGAACAATTAGCAACCAAGATTAACTTTCTCAACGCTGTAGAAAACCAAACTGTTCTATCTATTGAAGATTTAACAATTGCAATTCCAAAAGCAGCCCCAGTAATCAAGCAACTTGGAGGATCTGTTGAAGATCTTGCGTTCTTCCTAACAGCAATGAAGGAAGGTGGCATCAACGCATCAGAAGGTGCTAACGCACTTAAATCTGGTCTTGCATCTATGATTAACCCTTCCAAGAAAGCAGCAGAGATGCTCGCTGGGCTTGGTATTAATATCAAGGGAATTGTAAATAATAATGCGGGGGACATAAAGGGAACCGTAGTAGGATTTGCAAGAGCATTAGATACACTAGATCCACTCAACCGTGCTAGAGCAATTGAGCAGATGTTTGGTAAGTTCCAGTTTGCCCGTCTATCAACATTATTCCAGAACATAACAAAAGATGGTAGTCAGGCTTCTAGAGCACTAGGTTTGGCAGGCGCCTCTATGGAAGAGTTAGCAATCCTGGCAGAGCGAGAAACATCAAAGATTGAAAATGCAACTGGAAAGAAATTCCAAAAGGCAATTGAAGATATGAAGGTTCAATTGATGCCTTTGGGTAAGGCATTCCTTGAGGCTGCAACACCTATTGTAAAATTTGTTGGAGATATATTAGCAAAGTTTAATAACCTAAGTGATGGAACAAAGAAAATCATAACAACTATTGTTGGAGTGGTTGGAGGTTTGGCACCAGTTGCACTCATGGCTTTTGGTTTGCTTGCTAACGGAACTGCAAACGTAATCAAGTTCTTTGCAATGCTCCGTGGAGGAATGGCAAAACTTAATGGACAAAGCAACGTCCTTGGTGCAGGCTTTGACTATATGACTCAGCAACAGATTGAAAGCCTTGCACAGTCTAACGCACTTCATACATCACATCAAAAATTAATTGAAACATTTAATGTTGAAGCAGGAGCAGCAAATGCCTTGGCAGCAGCATATGGAAATGCAGCATCACAGGCAAGAGCACTTGCAATGTCATCCCCAGGATTATTTAATGCAGCCCCTGGTGCGATGGGCGCAACATCAGGTCTTGCTCCAAGAAAGTATGCAGAGGGTGTATTCAGCGTTCCAGGTACTGGTACTGGCGATAAAGTCCCAGCCATGCTTGAACCAGGAGAGACTGTTGTATCAAAAGAAAACACTGATAAGTATGGACCACTACTAAGAGCAATTGGAAATGATTCTGTTCCAGGATATGCAACTGGTAGAGATGGTATTGGTGCAGATGGATCAAATATTTCTTTTGGTGGCAGAAGTTATGCAATACCAAATAGAGCAACACCACAAAGCGCAAATCTTGCATTAATTTCAGAACTATCTAAGTTCAGCAAAGACATTGAAGGAGTATCTCGTGTATTGCAAAGACTTGAAGATGAAGCAAGAGCAGCAGGAGATGGATTTAAAAAGTTATCTGGGGAAACATTAAAAAACATTCTTGAACAAGAAGGCGTAGCAAGAAATAGACCAAAGGGAACCTCTGCAACAACGTTCAACGGAGAGAATCTTGTATTTGCTCATGGTCAGGCGCCAGGCGCCCCAATAAGAGATCCACAAGAACTGCAAAGGCTTGCAGACTTAGCAACATCAAAAACATCTGGAGTTGGAAAGCACCTACAGTCTTCAGCAGATGCTGCTAGAGCAGGAGATCCAAATGGATATGTTAGACAGTTTAGCAATTTTGGATTCATGCTTCCAGAAAAAGCAAATAAGGGACAGATGTCTCCTACAGATCTTGCCTCTAGGTTTAGTGGCGAAGATATGTCAATTACAATGGCCCCGATGTATGATCAGTATGCAAGGTCTATGGGGATGTCATTGCAAGAAGCACTTAATGATCCTGCAATTGCATCTCAAATGCATGCAGATATGCAGGTGTTTGCAGGCAGAATTTCAAGCGAAGTTTCAAAGATTCCAACAGAGTTTGTTAATGATCCAGAATTTTACGCAGCAGTAGAGCAAGCACAATCTCAACTTGGGGATTCCGTCAGTGGAATGATGAAGCAGGCAATTGCTGATGCCAAATCAACTTCAGTTGTTGGTACTTTTGGCGGTGCAGAGAATCGTGGCTCAGAAGGTCAAAGAATATCTTTAGCAGCCAAAGAAACAGCCCTAAGATCAGAACTTGGTGCTTCATCAAGTGTAAAGCCATACAGGAAAAGAAATCCAGAATTTGTAAAGGCTTCAACAGAAATTAGCGATGCATTAGATAAAGATTTGACAAGAGCAGAAAAAGAGATTGCAAAGACAGCATCGCCATCAAAGAGAACTAAAAAACTTGGACAAGATATTGGAGATGGACTAAGTCAAGGGCTAGCATCAAAAACTAAGGATGTATCAGCACAGTCAGATAAACTAAAGAATGCTGCCAAGATTGACACTGATAATAAAGAATTTTATGATGATATAGATACCCCAGATATGAGAGACCAAAGACAGGTTCTTAAATCTCTTGATAGGAGAAGAAGATCAGGTAAGGGTTCAATATCCTCTGGATCCAGTTCTGACAGAATTGATAAATCATCTGCAACGCTAACACTAGAGGTAGATAAACTATCTAAGGCAACTGGGGATTCACTAGAGGCACAGAGAAGACATCAAGATAACATAGTAACAGCGTCAGATCTTGCTGAAGCAACAGCAAATAGTTCACAACAAATTGCAAATGCAGCAGATCAAACAGCAAATGCACAGCAAACATCTTCTATGCTTGCAGATCAAATTTCAAAGAAAGATCGTGAAATTCTTGCAGAGAAAGAAAGAGAACTTGCTGCACTTCGTGCAAAGATTAGTTCTTCTGCTTCACAGTCACAAAATCTTGATAACAGACTTACAAAAGAACAAGCGCTCAAAGAAGCCTCTGGATATGCTCGTGAAGATGGAAAAGTATTTATTGATCCAGGTACAGGCGACCCAATGGACAAGAAGACATACAATAAGATGAAGCGTGGCATGCGTAGAGAAAAGGTTGGAAAGTTCTCTGGCAAGGCTGCTGGAGGCCTAGGAATGGCTACTATGGTCGCAGGCACCATGGGGGCACCACCAGCAGTAACAGGAGCACTTGGAGCAGCATCTACAGTTGCATCTATTGCCCCAGCACTAGCAGGAATGGGTCCAGTAGGTTGGGCTGTTGCAGGTCTTGCAGCCGTTGGTGGCGGAGCATACTTACTTAATAAACATTTTGAAGGCGCAGCAATAGCAACTGCAAAATTTGTAACAGCAACATCTGCTACATCTGATCTAATGAAAAAGATTGGCCAAGAAACTGGTCTTGTTGGTGCATCTGAAATTATGAACAAGAGAAGAGGCGATGGACTTCTTTCTGGATATAATGAGGCAGCACGTAAGGGAACCATGGAAGGCGAGAAGTTTATGGGGTCCGCAACTGGTAAAGAGTTGACAGCAACATACACAAAGAACGCAAATGAGAATGGTTCTGAAGTAGCAGCCCAGCAGTTTGCAATGCAATTAGCAGCAGCAGTTGCTGATGGAACTATGAGCGCAGACCTTGCAAGTCAAACAGCCTACCAACTTGGAGTTAACCTAAAAGACTCTAGCATATCTATGAAGGTTGATGGACAACTAAGAAATCTTATCGGTGCAAATGGAGAAGACTTAACAAGAGATCCATTAACAGTAAGAACAAGACTTGCAGTAGTTGCTGGAGGAAGATCAGACCAGGTAGTCCAAGGACTAAATGAGGCTTTAGCAAAAGGCAATAGCGGTAGAACTGAAGCAGCACAACTTGCTGCCTCTGGTGCTAATGCGATTGAAATGGCACAGATGCAAGCCGACGGAATGGCAAGATACTATGAAGACCAGGTAAAGTCTTTGACAGCACAACGTGCTGCAACAACCAACAAAGAAAGACAATTAGAATTAGATAATCAGATTAAGGCAGTTCAAGATCAGCAGATTGCTGGAATGGAAAAGATGAACAGGCTTGTTGCTGCCCAGGTATTAAGACAAGAAGGATATTTAAGAGATGAAATAATTGGAGATTATACAGGCACTGCAAAAGAAGATGCATTCTTTGATGCTAGCAAGGCTGATGTAAAGGCTAAGTACAAAGGAACAGCATATGAGGCATCTGCACAAAGAGTTCTTAATCTTGGCGCACGTGCCGATGAAGACAAATCATTTGGAAGCGTTGCAGCAGGAAGGGTGTTTGAAGGAAAGATTCAAATGCTTATGGCTTCTGGTCAAATGAATCCTCAACAAGTGGAAACAATGATGAAGATATTTAATGGCAACCTTGCAAGTATGGATGTTGCTTTAAATGTGGGAATTAAAAAACAAGGTGCTACAAAGGTAGCAGAACTAACATCACTTCTTTCTGGAATGAAAAACAAGACAACAGCACAAAACATTGTTGTTAATATGGTCAGAAAGAGTCCAGCAGAGTTTGATAGAGTTGGTAAGGCTTTGGCACTTCTTAGCGCATCAGATGGATTAGAAATAGACATGAGTGCCTACATTGATACAGTAGGTCTTCCAGGATTAGAAAAACTTGCTGCAAAACTTGATCTAATTGAAGCAATGAAGAGTCCAATTGAAAAGCAAGCCATTATTGATTTTGGCAAAGACACTGGTACAAATATGCAGGGAATTATTGATAACTGGACATACTTTAGTAATCTTAAAGATCCAGTTCAAAAAGAAGCAATACAGACCTATACAGCATTACACAATACTCTAATTAGTTTTGAAAACGAAGATGCTCGCAGAGCATGGGCTGCAAAACTTGCAGAACAAGAAGCACTTGGCTTTGGAGCAAAAGGTTCAAAAGAATATACAACAGCCTATACTACAAAATTTAATACCCTTACATCGGGAACACTTAATGATCCAGCAGCAGCAGCAAAGACTGCAAACGCAATGGTCGTAGCAAAATATGGAGTAGATCCAGTTGTTGCATCAAAGGCAGCAGGCAAGACTACAGACACTGGATCAGGCACAAAGCCAGCAGACCCATATGCAGATTTACTAAAGAGACTTAAAGAGGTTCGCCTTGCATCTATAAATGCAGAGGGTGGAATTAAGGCTTTAAATAAAGCACTTCTAGCAGCAAAGAAGGGCGGGATTGGAGATGCATACAAGGGCATTAAAGAACAAATGCAGGATAAGGGCAAGAACTCTCAGTACATGGACTTCATTATGGGTCTTGATCCAAAAGAGCAAGCAAAGTTTATGCGTACCGCCAAGGCTGGAACTGGGAAAAATAAAGGCAAGGCTATTGATCCATTTACTGGTAAGGTCATTAAGGATGGAAAAGTTGGAGATGTTGTATTTAGCAAGAATGCACAACAGGTAGAGGCTGGACTTAATAAAGCAATTACTGGAGATTTTATTGTTGCACAAAAAGCAGTTCTTAAGAATTTAAATGAACAAGAAATTGTAACAAAGAAGTTGGCTGCGCTTGGAATGTCTAACTCTGAAATTCAGCAGGTACTTTCAGATGAAGCAATGACAACAGTTATTGCCACAGGCAAGATTACAGACAAAGAGTTAGCAACAAACATTGCACTAGAAAAGCAAAGAGTTGCACGAGAAAAGATTAATGAATTAATTAATGTTGGAAAGACTGCTATTGAAGAACAAAGTAATAATACAAAGATTCCAGCAGTACTAGAATTCTTTGCTAAGAATGGCCCAGCCATGTCTCCAAAGGCATTAAACTCATTAATCTCAGATCCAAAATCTCTTGCAGGCGCCATCGCAGCAATGGAAACTTATGGAACAGATGCAGAAAAAGCCAAGGAGCAAGTTGAGGCCATTGCGAAGGGCTTAGAGGCAGTTCAAGCAAATTCAACAATTAAGATTGCACTTGAATATGCAAATTCTGATTTAAAGGGCAAGGCTACAAAGGGTCTTGAGGCTGCACAAAAGATTATGAATGTTAGAAAAACTGCATACTCTAACATGTCAATAAACGAATTACGCAAGGCTCAGACATCAGACAACACTGCTCTTGGTGGAAAGGCTTCTTGGAATGTTGGAGAAGCAGGATACCAGGCAGCGGTAAAGAATGGTGTAGACCCATCTGCAGGAATGATGGGCAAGTCATTGGCAAGTATTCAAAAGCAACGTGCATCACTAGCACAAGCAATTGGCGTTGCAACAGCAAAGACTACAGCCCTTGAATCACAACTTACAACTGCCCAAAATAAACTTTCTAAAGACTTAGAGACAAACGCTAAAAAGTATGAAAGTCTAATTAAGTCACAAGAGTCAATCATTAAAACAAAGCAAGATTTCATTAAGAAGAATTTTGAAGATCCAGCAAAGGCTCTTGGTGTCGAGTCTAATAAAATTTCAAACGACTTATCGATTATGGCTCACTCTGCTGATGAGATTAATAAGAAGTATGACGCTCAAGCCGAAGCCCTTGCAAACGTACAGCGTATTAATGAAAATATTATTCGCCAACAACAGCAACAGTTGGGCTTAGCAGACGCATTGTCATCTGGAGATATAGCAGCAGCAGCAAAGGCTGCTCAGGATATGAGAGCAGCAGATGCGTCCAATTACGCAGGCGGAGTTTCATCTGCAATGGATCAGTCACGCAACAATGAGATAAAAAATCTAAAAAATGATTCTGGACAAAGTCAAGAGCAGTTACAAGAAAGACAGTACCAAATTTCTCAAGAACTCTTCAAGTTAGAAACAGATCCAGCAAGGCTTGCTGCAGAGAAGGCAATAGAAGAAGCGCAGGCTCAGATAGTCGTATATCAAGAAGCCCAAGTCGCAGCAGCCGAAAAACTACAATCTGACTTTGATACAATAAACGCAACAATACAAACTCAACTTGCTGATCAAAAAACTATTCTTGATACATTAATGCAACAGGATGCACAACTTGCTTTAGAGGAAATATCTGCTCAAGCAGTTGTAGATCAGATCATGGCTTTAGATGATAGTTCTGGGCACACACTTGAAATGTGGGAAGAGATAGTTGCAAAGATGGAAGAAGGCGAGCCACTATCCGAAGCCTATGCAGTTGCTATGGAGGCAGCAGCAGATTCAGCGCTAAGCAATAAAAATAGTTGGGCTTCAGTTCTTGACACTATGAATAAGATTCCTAAGAGTCTATACACAAAGCATGTGTATGACGAAATTCACAATATTACAAACTATATCACCAACTATGTAACAACTGTTGCAGTTGCTGCAAAGACTGGTGGTAAGTCAGATGGAGGAACTGCAGACTCAAATACAGGAAGTGCAAATACAAGCAAGACAGCAGGAGGAAAGTGGGCTCCATATGCTATGGCTTCGGGCGGAATGGTTCCAAGATACTTTGCACAGGGTGGATTTAATATGATTCCAATTGGAACTGATACAATTCCTGCAATGTTAAGTCCTGGAGAGTTTGTTGTAAGTAAGTTTGCGGTAGATAACTTTGGAGTAGATAAACTTAGGTCTATAAATACTGGCAATACAGACCTTGGCTCAGTGTATAATTATAACCTAAGCGTTAATGTTAAGTCTGATGCAAATCCAAACGATATAGCCCAGACAATCATTGAACAAATTAGGCAAGTAGACAATCAACGAATTAGGAGCAACAGACTATAATGGCAACCGCATCGTATATGTCAGGACGCAAAAAGTGGGGAAGGCCCCAAGCGTTGCTTTGGTCTGAAAATTCGGGGAAGTTAGACAATGGACTGTACGTGCCAAACGGATTAGAAAAGGGTGCAACAGCAACAACAGATACCTTAGTCAATCAATTCATTGTGCTATCAGATCACGGAAGAGCCCCTATTGATATATCAACAGAAAGAATTGAGAAGCGTGAAAGAACTGTAAATGGTAAATCAAGATCTTATCATATTGCAGACAAGAATAAGTTTACTGTCTCGTGGACAGGACTTCCATCAAGAGCATTTTCAGATGCCCCAGAGTTTTCCGTAATGGGAAAAAAGACTAGCGCTGGCATTGGGTTTACTGTAGATGGTGGAGCAGGTGGAGTAGAACTGTTAGACTGGTATGAAAACCATAAAGGTTCTTTTTGGATGTTTTTGTCTTACGACAAATACAATACGTTTGGATCTGACTCAGAGGCTAAAATGCACTTGCAGCAATACAACGATATCGTTGAAGTGTATATCTCAAACTTTAATTATAAGGTTGGAAAACGTGGACAAACACTACATGATTTTTGGGATATTACGGTAACCCTGGAAGAGGCGTAATGTTTAACAATGCAGAACTAAACCAGCATCTACTGTCTTCTTCTGTAGTTCAAACAAACTCTTTAGTTATTGCAGAGTGGAACCTTAACATTCCAACAAACATTAAGCAAATAGGAAACTACAGATACAGACCAACTGATCAAACATCTACATATAACAACATTGTATCTTCTTTTGACATTAACGACGCTGGCAATCATTATACAGGCGCAACAGATTCAGACATAACTGTTGATGGTGGGTACACGGATAACAATCTTCCAACTACACTAACAAGAGCAAAAGATAAATTAAAAATGATCTACTCTTTAGAGTCTTGCTTCCAACAGTTTAGGCCACGATCTGGGATTAACAAAGCGTCATACCTACCTGGGAGATATCTTCATAGCCAAAATATAAACATGGCACGTAGACCAAGATATTATATGCCTGATAAAAATGATAAATTCAAATACTGGACTTCTTTAAGGACCGAAGGAAATGCTGAGCACGGAATTTCTTTTCTGTCATCTGGTGGACAGTATGCAATTAATGATTCAGCACCATATATTGTTTATGAAGAAGAGGTTCCAGCAAACCGTGTAGTCGTTAAATTACAAACGCACTCTGGCAACGTTGACCTTGGGCCATTTTCAAATTCAACAGGAACATATTCTGATCCATTATACGGTGATGCTAATAAAAGCGTTCCACTGAGGTGGAAAATTCAGGGGCTAAAAAATAATACCTGGATAGACCTAGTATCATTTACAGAAACATCTTTAAGACAAGACGGAACCCCAGTAATAAAGACAGACGGTTACGTTGAGTTAGCCTATGGATTAAAGATACCTAAGAAATATAGAGATATCTTTATTTATGCAGAAACGTATACCTCTGAAGACTTCTTGCCAGACGAGTCAGTAAATGGATATTCTTATTTTATAAAGCAGTCAGATACTGATATTGGCTATTACGTTATATTTATTAATGGAAACAGAGAGACATTTGTTCCAGAGTATGGTTGGTACCTAGAGGAAGACTCTGTTGATAGGCTTACAAACTTTGTTACAGATACTACTTCTCCAATCAAATTTACAACCACAACAAATAGCGGATATAAGTACCGTGAGTTTGACTACATTGGTGGACTAAGGATTGTTGCACAAACAATGAATAAAGTTGGAGCAACACTAGATCTTATTGAATTATCTCCAAGACTATCTGTAAATGTTTCAGACAAGGTTACTACTCTAAACTTAAAGAAGAGTGCCTCAGATTTAGGGTCAAGTGGATTGCCAGTTGGTCAACTGTTAGCCTCAACAGGCACACTGGCCTTATTTGATTTTGATGATGCTTTTAGTGCTAACAATACAAGCAGCATTATTTCTAAATATATTACCAACCATATACAATTTAAGATTTATGATGTAACTGTAAATTTGAATGGCTATGATTACATGGTGCCAATTAAGACAATGTATTGTGAAGGTTTCCCAAAATATGAAATTGCTAACAAGAAACTTACTGTAGAACTTAGAGACCTATTCTTTTACTTTGAATCACTCACTGCGCCACAAACACTATTTAGGGATGCCAGCCTTAGTTCTGCAGTATCATTTTTACTAGACGCCATTGGATTTTCAAACTATGCATTCAAGAGAGTTCCTGGAGAGGTAGATCTCATAATCCCATTCTTCTTTATTCCACCAGATAAAAATATTGCAGAAATTTTACAAGATCTTGCAAGATCTACACAGACAGCAATGTTTTTTGATGAATACAATAATTTTATCTGTATGAGTAAATCTTATATGATGCCAACAGAAACAGAAAGAGTTTCTGATTTTACTTTATCAAAAGACCTAAACATCATTGATGTATCTTCAAAGAATAATTTAGTTTATAATAACGGATCTCTTAATTACGAGACAAGATCAATACAAAAAACCTACGGCTCAATTAAGCAGGCAAGCCTAATTGATTCTGATAAAACGTGGATATACAAGCCCGTTCTTTTGTGGGAAGTAACTGGAACAGAAAATACAAAAACATCTACTGGTCAAATAACAAACCAGTCAGACTATACACTTAGCGCAATACCTTTAAATTCAAACCTGTCCGCCACCGTTCCGTATGTAAAAAATAATATAGTTGTTGATAATGTTATTGACTTTGGAGAAGGGGTTTACTGGATATCTAGGTACAATGGATATTTTTACTCTAATGGAGAAATCATTAAGTATGATGCTGTAGAGTACAGCATATCGGGACAAGGAAATGTTTGGATATCTAGCACACAAGAATACGCTAATTACTTTTCTAAAATATCATTTAATGGAAAACTTTATCCAACAGGAAGAGTAAGGATTTACTCTATTCCAAAATATGAAACTTTTCAGGGTGTTCTTAGATTACAGAATGGCGAAGTTGAAGAACATGGACGTGGACAGTTTGGAACTGAGGTCGTTTCGCATAAAGCAGCCATATCAGATCATTGGCTAAATAGTAGCAACGTAAGAGGTTGCGACATGAATTCAGACTATCTATTTAAAACTAATTATGGAACAGCAACGGGAGTAATTGCAGCAGCAGGAGTTAACTCTGCCACTGCTCAGAAAAGTGGAAGAACTAATATAATTAAAAACTTCTTATCAACAACATTTGTAGATGAAAAAACAATCAACTCAATACGAGCAACTCAGACTGGAACTGTTCAGTCTTCTGCTTTTGTCCTATCTGGCCCAAGTTTTTCTGCACAAGAATCACCAATTAACTTTTTATCTTATGTTAAAAAACCACTAACAGATAAGTTCAAACACTTTGGAACAAGAATGAGAATTATTGGAAAGGTTGAAAGCGGTCTATCTAACTCACAGTCAGCAGTTGGAAATACAACATACTACGTTGTTCCAGGAACTACACCAGATAAAAATATCAATGTGTCAGGAGGATCTGGAGGGCTTGCAGTTTTGCTAAACCCAGAAACTAATGTAGGATATTATTTTGAAATCATAGCACTAGGATCAAACAATATCAGTTCTAATTCAAAAGCAAATGTAAACAACATTATGTTTTATAAGATAAAAAAAGATTCTTCTAGCAACAAAGCGGTTCCGATCAAACTTTGGGAAGGCTTGGGCAGCATAATTGTAGACAATGGATTGTTTACTGGCCAATACAGAATGGCATCTGAACAAAACCCAACAGTCTATGATCTTGCAGTCGAATATATTGATATTGGCAATATTAGAAGATTCTACCTATACATAAACGGAGTACTAATAAAGACTGTTGATGATGCATCTCCACTACCAACATACAACAACATGGCTTTATTTACCCGTGGTTCATCAAAGATAATGTTTGAAAATATATATGCGTTAACAACAAACTATAGTCAAAACACTTCCAACATTCTTGAAACACCAGTTCAGTCTGTATATGGAGACGACTCTGTAGATGTTCATGAATCATTTAAAAAATATGCTCTAAGCGGTATGATTCAAAACACATACCTTTCAGGCATTGATCCATCACAGCCACCAAAGTATAATATATATTTTGAAGAGTTTGGAACAATTATGAGAGAGTGTGCAACATTTAATGTTAAGTATGACAAGGCCTATCCAGCGCTATACGCAAAACTATCTCCAACTTTTAACTCACTAAAAACATATTCAGTATCTGGATTTAGGGCTGGGTCATATGGGGCAGAGTTTATGGTATTTAATGCAACAGATACCGCAATCAGTTTGGACTCATCAAGTGGAAATTATTTAAGAATACAGGGCGTAACCTTTACGCAGCAAAGTGCTAACAAGTTGACAGTCGATGAATTTTTTAATAAGGGCAGTGATTTTTCTGATCCACAGTTTACTGGCTCAAGTCTTGTGTCATCTCCGTTTAAAGTAAAGAAGCAATATGAAGGAATCAAGTTAAGCAGAATGCTTCATGGTAATAAAGATTTTTCTTTAGATGTTCCATATGTTCAATCTTCAGACGAAGCAAACTCTCTTATGTCTTGGCTAACGCAAAGAATTATGAAGCCCAGAAACTCTATTGGACTTAAGATCTTTTCATTACCAACAATGCAACTAGGAGATATTGTAAAGATCGATTACTTAGATAACGATATTGATGTCTTAGACTCAAAAAATAAAAGATACGTTGTATATAGCATAGACTACACTAGATCTGTATCAGGTCCAGACATGACAGTATACTTGGGGGAAATATAAAATGGCAGTAGAAGCAACACCAACTACACCTGCATCCAGCAGCGCAGCATCTCAAAGTGCTGTCAAGATACCAACGCCAGACCTAGTTCTTTTTGGCACTGCCCCAATGCCAATTGAGGTAATGAGTGATCTAATATTTGAAGATATCGGTGGGATAGAGTTACTAAGCCTATCAAGATCAGACATGGTAAATGGACAAGATATCCTGTACTCTCCAATCAGGAACTTAAGTAGCATATTCTTTCAGTACAACCCACTAAACCTGATTGCGATGCAAGGAACAATTCAATCAACATTTGATGCTTTCCCCTTAAAGTTTGAAAAATACGTTCCAGAAAACGGAAATGGTCCAGATGGGGCCATTGTCTATATTGATAGCGCTACGGGAGACCTAGTCATCAATGTTGTCAATTTGGGTAGTGACGAAAATGTACGTGTTGAAATTCAGGTAAATGGGACCAAGTATAATGCTACAATATATGGGGCGGGATAAATATGATAACTAACACAGGCAAAAGCATACTAGCAAAATACCTTATAGGGCAGGCACCAGCCTATGCCTCATATATTGCTATAGGCTGTGGACCAAGACCAGTTGATTCGGGTCACGCATTTACAAATCAAGAGGTCTCTAATATGAGCAATAAAACTAGCCTTGACTTTGAAATGCAAAGAGTTCCAATTACATCAAGAGGATATGTAAAAGAGAATGGTGTCTCTAAGATTGTATTTACTGCAGAACTAGACTCTACTCCACGATACGAGATATCAGAAGTTGGAGTTTTCTCTGTTGGATCAAACACTGCAAACGGAGCCTATGACAGCAAGTCTTTATTTTCATTTTCTAATAATGAAAATTGGAAACTGTATACCCCAGGAACTGGCTCTGGGCTGATTACGGAAATTCCACAAATTCTAGATCCACTTAGTACAAACACAGCCACAACTGCTGTAACAAATAATATTTTAGGTTCTTATAATGTTGGCACAAATGGAGCACTTGTTGAGTGTCCAGTCATAAAAACAAGTGCAGAGAATACTATTTTCAACTCAAGCGTTAGAATTGCAAGAAATGAAAGATCTAGATTTTTAAATGAAACGGTTTTGGTGCGGGGAGATTCAGCAACAATAACAAAGACTGGTACAAGGCTATCAGCCTCAGCAACATCAAAGTGTTTGATATACACTGGAGTCTCTATTGATCTTACAAGAAACTCGCCAGTTGATGAATTAAAACTTGCCTTTTCAATTGTCAATAAAAATGAAACTGGATTAGATCCAGAAAAGTTTAAAATTATTCTAGAGTTTGCATCAACAGATGGAACACAAACAGCAAGAATGGAGATAGACTCGGATGATATGTCTATAGATCTTTCTTCAAATAGATATTTTGTTGTAACAAAACAACTACAAGAACTATTCTATAACTCTGGTCTAACCCCATTCTCTTGGAACTCTGTAAACTTAGTAAAGGCTTATGCCTCAGTATTTAGAAAAAATTCAGAGAATGTTTACGTTGTTTCATCAGACTACTACGTATCTTTTGACGGTCTTCGTTTAGATAATAAATCAACATCTAATCCATTATACGGACTGACTGGATACTCTGTTGTTAAAAATGTAGATTCAAAGCCAATCGTAAAGCAGACATCTTACTCTGGGTATATAGAATTTAGATTTGCTATAGAGGTGCAATGATGGCAAATCCAGATTCAGGCATTAAGAATATTATAATCCAAAAAAAAGATCTACCAGCATATGATGGAAAGAATAGTTCTTATACAATAAGATATAAAGTAGTTTCTTCTGATGGAAATAGATCATCGCACTGGTCTCCACAAAGAAGTATGATAGTTGCAAAACCAGCAAACATGAACTTTAATGTTGCCGTTTCTGGTCCAAATGTTATAGCGGTTTGGGACCACTCAAGTGGAAAAATTTCTGATAAGTTTGATGTTTATGTCAAGTGGTCTGGAGATACAGACTGGTCTTTTGTTACAACTGTGTCATCATCTTATTTTGCAACTTTAAAGAAACAGGCAAAAACTACCGTACAGGTTGCAGTACAGCAAGAGACTTATCAAAAACAAAGATTCGAAAATTCAACTTTATGGGAAAGCGGAGTTATATCACTGGCCTAGTGGTATAATTAAGTATGGCAAAAATACCCCTACCTGAGCGTGGTCAACCGCTAGATGTTACATATGTATACCAGATGGCTAATGCTATTAATGATCTTGCATCTGCAATTTCTCCTTCAACATACAAGTATGTAACTGTTGATGCTGGCTCTGCTGGCAAACAGAGTGTAAGAACTTCAGAGGCAAGAATGATTGGTGGATATGTATCAATTAATAATAATACATCTGTAACCGCTTCAGAAGAAAAAGATTTTTCATATGACTTTTCAACAGATTTTAAATATGCTCCAATAGTTGTTGCAACTGTTGTGAATGCAGGAGGAACCGATGCTGGTCGTGATATGTCGGTAGTTATTAAACCACCATCTACAAACAAGGTTGAGGGATCTGTCCGATTTAACAAAGGCGGTATTGTAACTGCTGGAGTTAATCTTATTATCATCGGCATACCAAATTAATGCTGAGATGCTTAAAATGCAAAGGAAGAATGTTCTTAGACAGGATATATTCATCTCCAATGCATCTCGAATCATATTGCATGCTCTGTGGATCTAGAAGGTTTTTTAATCCACCTAATAGTTCGGAAGAGGGAAGATGGCTACTAAAAAAGGAACTACAGAGGTCGAAGGCTACAATCTCCTCCCTGTGATTCCTGGCAATAAAAAAGTTTGGTTTTTAAATAAAGACCTTGTTCGCATATATCATTACAACCAATCCAATGGCATTATGTCTGTTTATAATATTACAAAAGATCAAATCGAAAGTTGTTTAATTAGTGATTTTAAAAATAAAAGAGAACGAGCATATACTGTAGGCCAGACTGCTGATTTAGTTAATCGTCATAAAAAATATATGCCATCATTAATGAAACGAGGAGTCATTCCATTCCCTACGGGGTCACAGAAAGGCGGGGACAGGGGATGGCAAGTAAGATCCTATTACTCAGAATCCCAAGTAAGAGAGATTCGTGATATACTTGCTACACACCACATTGGTAGACCAAGAAAAGATAATTTAATAACAAACGATATAACACCCACAAAGGCTGAATTGACAAGGCGAATGGGGGATGGTATACTTAAATATACGAAAACTGAAGATGGACGATTTATTCCAATTTGGAACGAATCAATTAATTAAGGGGTATAGGATGAATAACGAAGAAACTAAGGTATCTGTAACATTAGGATACACGCTTAACCTGGGAAATTTTCAGTCGCTTAGACTGGATCTTGGGGTTGTTGACAATCGCAAAAATGGAGAAACAGTTGACCAAGCCTTTGAGCGTGTTTATAAGTTTGTTGAAGACAAACTGACTACTAAAATTAACGAAGCAAAGTCTGAAATAAACGAGTAATGGCCGAACGCAAAGACCGAATGGCTTTGCTTTCAAGATACAGTAAGTATCACACAGCAAGGTACGAGTCAAAGCCATCACTGAATTTAAACGTTGAACAATGGGCTTCCGACGCACTCGTAGAGTCCTACGGAATAGGGGAATGCTATGATTTACTTGAGTACTATTTTAGTGTTGCTTCCTCTCCTTCTTGGAATTACTTTGCATACAATGCAGAGAAAATATTACAAGCAAGACTAGATAAGAAAAAAGACGACAAGGAACGACTAGAGCGCAGGGCAAAAGCAAAGGAGTGGCTAAGTGAGTAATACAGAGTCAAAATTGATTTCTGCAGTATTGAAAGACAAACAAGCCCATGTTCTACTTCAAGCCAACATTGATTCAATTCTCAGAACCCACGGAGACATTTGGACATTTATCCGAAAGTACTTTGAGGCTAATGGTTCTACCCCTCCAGTTAGTTTGGTTGTTGAGAAATTTAGAGACTTCTCCCCCACAGAAGAGATTGGTGCAACAAAGCACCACCTAGAAGAGTTACGTGCAGAATATTTAACAGATAGCCTTAAAGATATAATAAGATCAGCAGCATCGGATGTTCAGTCTGGTAATGGTCCAGAGGCTCTAGACTCTTTGATCACATCTACATCAGCATTAAAAAAGAATACATCCGCAATCCGTGATATCGATGTTACTGACCTAGAGTCTGCAGTCGCATACTTTGAAAGTGTAAAGAAGATGCAGGCTTTAGGACATGTAGGCATTAAGACTGGTCTTCCAGGTTTTGATAATTACCTGCCTTCTGGAATCATGCCAGGGCAGTTGGGAGTCTTCCTTGCATACCCAGGTATTGGAAAGTCCTGGTTGGCTCTCTACTTCGCCGTACAGGCCTGGAAACAGGGTCGTAGCCCAATGGTCATCAGTCTTGAAATGAGTGAAACAGAGGTTCGTAACCGTGTGTTTACTATCATGGGTGAGGGCCGTTGGTCACACAGAAAAATTAGTAATGGCGAAATTGAGATTGAAATGCTTAAAGAGTGGCATGCAAAGAATCTTCAGGGAAAGCCAGAGTTTCATATTATATCAAATGATAGTGGTGGAGAAATTAACCCATCAGTTCTTCGTGGAAAGATTGATCAATACAAGCCAGACTTTGTAATTGTTGACTATCTTCAGTTGATGGCTCCCAATCAGAAATCAGATAATGAAACGGTAAGAATGAAGAACTTATCACGAGAACTTAAACTAATGGCAATTGGAGAAGAAGTTCCTATTATTGCAATTTCATCCGCTACCCCTGATGATGCCAACGACCTAAACAGCGTTCCAACACTTGGTCAAACATCTTGGTCTAGACAAATTGCCTACGATGCTGACTGGGTTCTTGCCCTTGGCCGTGCTACAAACAGCGACATTATTGAATGTGCTTTTCGTAAAAATCGTAATGGATATATGGGGGACTTCCTAGTTCAGTGTGATTTTGACAAGGGATACTACAGATACAAAGACTTTGAGGATAAGTAAACATATGGGTATAATTAATGTATGGCAAACGTACATCATAAACCCATCAAGCGATTTAACCTATCAGGGGTTATTCACGATGAGTCAGCCCTAGCCAGACTTAAACAGGAGTATGTTAGACTGCTGGTATCAGAAATGAAACTAACAGGGTACGTTCCAAGGCTTGACATAGAAGTAGATTTTACGGTAGACTATAATAGTAAGAAGAAGTATTTTGAGTTTGAAATCACGGTACATGGAGTATACGTAGGAAGAAAGCAGAGCGAATGGATAGATGGAATAGACGGTCACAAGGTGATTTATACACCGCCGAACAAATTAAAAGAGTCCTCACGGGCGCAGGCATTGAAGTCGAATCTGACTTAGATTTAAACTACATTATATTTTGCCCTTTCCATAATAACAGTCGCACCCCAGCAGGAGAGGTCCACAAAGAGAATGGATTGTTTTTCTGTTTCTCTTGTCAGAAGACCGCACCTCTTATTGAAGTTGTCATGCATTCGTCTGGCAGATCATATTTTGAGGCAGCCAGATTTATAAAATCAAAAGAAGGTGAAACTAACCTTGAAGCAGAAGTACAGAAACAACTATACGCAAAGCCAGAATTCATTCCGTTTGACGAGGTAGTCTTAAAGCGCTTATACAACGGCTTACTGGTTTCCGATAGAGCAAAAAACTATTTTAAGTATAGGAAAATAAATACAGATTCCTGGTCAAAGTTTTCTTTGGGATACTCTATTAAGCAGGACATGGTTACCGTCCCAGTTCATAGTCCAGAAGGAATTCCTATAGGTTTTGTTGGAAGATCTGTTGAGGGCAAGGAGTTTAAAAATACTCCAGGTCTACCAAAAGCAAAGACTTTATTTAATTTGCATAGAGTAAAGACATCTGATAATGTCTATATAGTTGAGTCATCATTTGACGCTATTAGGCTAGATCAAGTTGGCATCCCATCAGTAGCAACCCTTGGGGCAAATGTATCTAAGGCGCAAGTAGAATTGCTTCAGAAATATTTCAACAACATTATAGTTGTTGCAGATAATGATGAAGCGGGAGGAAATATGAAAGACAGGATAATTGAAAAACTTGGATCTCGTGTTTCCGTTATAAAGTTAGATAAACAATATAAAGACATAGGCGACATGGATGACGATTCAATTGCTGGGTTACAGTTCCAGTTTGACAAATCTATCATGTCTATGCTAAACTAAGATAACAACACAAAGGAGAATAATATGAGCGTAGTAAAGGGACTAAAAGCAATCAATGCCCTGCTCGATAAGCCAAAGTATGATGAAAACTCACCGAAGGTCAAGTGGCTAAAACTTGCTGACGGTCAAGCAGTAAAGATTCGTTTTATTGAAGAATTAGACGATGAATCTGCAAACTACAACGAAGGTCGTGGACTTGCACTTGTAGTTAAAGAACACACAAATCCAAAGGACTATAAGCGCAAGGCTGTAGACACAATGGAATCAGAAGGCCGTGACTGGGCTGAAGAAATGCACCGCAAAGATCCAAAGGCTGGATGGCGAGCACGTCTTCGTTTCTATTGCAACGTTCTCGTTGACGATGGAATTGAAAAGCCATATGTTGCAATTTGGTCAATGGGTGTTAGTAAGCAATCAGCATTCAATACAATTCGTGAGTATGCCCTAGAAACAGGAAGCATCTCAAATCTTGTTTGGAAGGTAAAGCGTAATGGTCAGGGAACTGAAACAAGTTACACTTTGATTCCATCTGCACCAGATAAGGAACCGTTCAACTGGGAAGGTACAGAGCCATACCCTCTTGAACTTGCACTTCGTAACATTCCTTACGCAGAACAAGAAGCATTCTACTTGGGCTTTGATGGCCCAACAACCACATCTGCAACAAACGCAGACTGGTAAGAATGAACTACGTAGGTTTACACGTCCATACACACTATTCATTATTTGATGGTGTTGCTACTCCAGAAGAATACGTTGACCGTGCAGTTGAGTTGGGGATGCCAGCAATTGCTATCACCGACCACGGTACTTTATCTGGGCACAGGGAACTGCACCGTGTTGCAAAAGCAAAGGGCGTTAAACCGATTCTAGGTCTAGAAGGATACATGTGTGCAGATATATCTGATACACGAGATAAATCTGAAAGAGAAGGTCAACAAGATCTTGTCTATAATCACATTATCCTTCTAGCCAAGAATAAAATTGGTTTAGAAAACTTAAATAAGATTAGCGAATTATCTTGGACTGATGGATTCTTTAAAAAGCCAAGGTTTGACTTTACAATATTAGAAAAATACAAAGAGGGAATTATTGTAACCTCTGCCTGCCCAAGTAGCGTTTTGGTCAAGGCATTAGAAGAAGAAGAGTTTGCACTTGCCAAGAAGTATATCTCCTGGTTTAAAGATCGTTTTGGAGATGACTACTACATTGAGGTAATGCCCCACAACGAAGCAAGTATAAATAAGCATCTTATTGCTTTAGCAGATGAATTTAATATTAAAGTTGTTGTGACTCCAGACTGTCACCACGTTGACCCATCACAAAAAGAAATTCAAGAATTTAAATTATTAATGAACACCCACGGCAAAATAAGTAAAGATACAACATATGCAAAGTCAGCAAAGATCGAATCTATGATGGAGCGCCTTGACTACCTATACGGAGAAGATCGACAAATAACATTTAATAAATTTGATATCCACCTTTTATCTTATGATGAGATTAAGGCTGCCATGGAATTGCAGGGGATAGATAGGGCAGACATATACTCAAACACAATACTATTGGCAGATACAGTAGAAGACTATGGTATAGAAGAAGGCTTAAATTTACTTCCAGTACAGTATAAGAGTCCAGACAAACAATTACGAAAGATTGCATTTGAGGGTTTAGAGTTAAAGGGTTTGTCGGATAATGAAGAATATGTTGCTAGAGTTGAAGAAGAATTAGAGATTATTAAAAATAAAAAGTTTGCTCCATACTTCCTTGTTGTTCAGAGCATGATTGCTTGGGCAAAGAAGGAAGGCATTATGGTTGGTCCAGGTCGTGGATCTGCAGCAGGTTCTTTAGTATGCTACACACTCGGAATAACAGATGTTGATCCATTAAAGTATGGACTGCTGTTCTTTCGTTTTATTAATCCAGATCGTAATGACTTTCCAGATATTGATACGGACATTCAAGACTCTCGCCGTGATGAGGTTAAAGACTATCTAGTTAGACAATATAGGCACGTTGCATCCATTGCTACGTTCTTACAGTTTAAAGATAAAGGAGTCGTACGAGATGTTGCAAGAGTATTAAATATTCCACTAACAGATGTTAACAAGGTTTTAAAGATGGTTGACACTTGGGACGAATACTGTACTTCAAAATCAACTAGAGAGTTTAGAGAAAAATATCCAGAGGTGGAGATGTATGGAGAGCAATTACGTGGTCGAATTAGGGGTACTGGTATTCACGCTGCAGGAGTTGTTACTAGTAAAGATCCAATCTTTAGGTATGCGCCGATGGAAACTCGTTCTTCTCCTGGATCTGACGATAGGATTCCAGTGGTTGGAGTCGACATGGAAGAAGCGGAAAGAATTGGACTAATTAAGATTGACGCACTTGGACTAAAGACGCTAAGCGTTATTCAGGATGCAGTTGCAATGATTAAAGAAAACCACTATAAGGATATTAATTTAGACTCTCTTGATCTTGCAGATCCAAAAGTTTATGAAATGCTTTCTGATGGATACACTAAAGGTGTATTCCAGTGTGAAGCAACTCCATATACAAACCTTCTTATAAAAATGGGGGTAAAGAATTTTAACGAACTTGCTGCATCTAACGCACTAGTTAGACCAGGAGCAATGAATACAATTGGCAAAGACTATATTGCACGTAAGCATGGAAAGCAAAACGTTTCTTATAGTCACCAAATTATGAAACCATTCACGGAGGACACTTATGGCTGCATCCTATACCAAGAGCAAGTTATGCAAGCATGCGTACACCTTGGACAAATGTCCATGTCGGAAGCAGATAAAGTTAGAAAAATCATTGGAAAGAAAAAAGATGCTAAAGACTTTGACGAGTTCAAAGAAAGGTTTGTCGAGGGTGCTTCTGCCTTTATTAGTCCCAATCAGGCTCGTGATCTATGGCACGACTTCGAAGCGCATGCTGGGTACTCGTTCAACAAGTCTCATGCGGTTGCTTACTCTACGCTCTCGTATTGGACGGCGTGGCTAAAGTATTATTATCCACTTGAGTTTATGTTTGCTCTTCTAAAGAATGAGAAAGACAAAGACAATAGAACTGGATATCTTATTGAGGCAAAGCGTATGGGTATTTCAGTAAAACTTCCACACATCAACGACTCCGACTTTGACTTTAAAATTGAAGGCAAGGGTATTAGGTTTGGACTTACTGCAATTAAGTATATTTCTAATAACATTGCTGAAAAATATATTGCTGCTAGACCTTTTAAATCTTATAAGGAAGTAGAAGAGTTTACTTTTACAAAAGGTAATGGAGTTAATAGCCGTGCACTACAGGCTATGAATATGATTGGCGCACTAACATTTCCAGACAATGAAAGAAATGATACTCAGATTAAAGAAAACCTTTACGAGTATTTAAACCTTCCAGAATTTAATATTACTATTCCCTCACACTATTACGCATTTATTCAGGACGTGTGTGATTTTGAAGAGAAGGGATCTTATATCCTTCTAGGTATGGTAAAATCAATTAAGCGAGGAACAGGATGGTCACGAGTTGAAGTTTTGGACAAGACTGGGAGTGTTGGTATATTTGATGAAGAAGCAACCACTATTGAGACTGGTCGTACTTATCTTATTCTTGCAAACGATAATAGGATTGTATCTGCAGTTCCTGCTGATGAAATAAAAACATCAAGCAATGCGCTGGTAAAGTTTCTTAGTTACAAGCAGTTACCTTTTACAGAGGAGGAAATGTTTGTGGTATCCTTTAAACCAAGGATTACAAAAACTGGAAAGAAGATGGCATCATTAACACTTGCTGACACATCTAGAGATCTTCACTCTATCACGGTATTCCCTACATCTTTTGCTAGGGCATACATGAATCTAGAAGAAGGAAAGTCTTATAAATTTAGTTTTGGAAAGACAAAAGACGGGACAGTTACATTGGAGGATATACATGTCGGTTAGTTTAGAAGAAGCGTTTGCACAACTAGATCCAAAGTTGAGAAAGAAATTAGGCACTGGTGTTGGAGTTTCGTATGAATTTCAGCCAACGCCAAGTTTTGGATTAAATAAGGCTCTTGGCGGTGGCTTGCCATACGGAAGACAAGTTCTTATTTGGGGATCAAAGTCCTCTGCAAAGTCTTCTATGTGTCTTCAGATGATTGCTCTGGCCCAGGCAGAAGGAAAGTTATGTGCTTGGATTGATTCAGAAATGTCATACTCAGAAGATTGGGCTAGACAACTCGGGGTAGATCCAGAAAAATTAATCTACTCACAGGCAAGAACTATCAGTGATATGGTAGACGTAGGCGTTGGATTAATGAATGCTGGAGTAGACTTAATTGTGGTAGACTCTATTACATCAATGCTTCCAGCAATCTATTTTGAAAAAGATACTGATGAGATGAAGGCCTTGGAAAATACAAAACAGATTGGAGCAGAATCCCGTGACTTTAGCAATGCATGGAAGATGCTTAACTATGCTAATAATAAAGTTAAGCCTACTCTGCTTGTGCTTATTAGTCAGTCTCGCAATAATATTAATGCTATGTATACTAGTCAGCAGCCTTCTGGTGGTCAGGCTACTAAGTTTTATTCCTCTTGCATTATTAAGTTATTTAGTTCCGAGTCCGACAATCAGGCGATTAAAGGAAAGATTAAGGTAGGAGATAAGTTGATTGAGGAAAAAGTTGGAAGAAAGATTAAGTGGGAACTTCAGTTCTCAAAAACTTCTCCAGGCTTTCAATCAGGAGAATATGATTTCTATTTCAGAGGAGACTCAATCGGCCTAGATGCAGTTGGAGATCTTGTTGATACAGCAGAACTAGTAGGCTTAGTTGAAAGAACTGGTGCGTGGTATTTACTTCCAGATGGAACTAAGGTTCAGGGTAGAGATGGCTTTATCAATCGTGTTAGAGAAGATCTTGACTTGCAGGATGATCTAAAGAAAAAGTTGTCTTGATGAGCAGATTGTTATAAATGGCTTCGTATACAGTTTATTCTGGACAGTGGGTTTGCCATACCTGCAAAGTAATTGTTCCAACGCTAAGATGTTATGCTGAAACAAAGACATTAACTTGGATGTGTAAAGATAAGCACTTAACAACAGTGTATCTTGGAAGAAGAAAGAAGAGTGACTTTGACGGAGAAGAGTGAAAGTAAAAGAATAGGTGCCAAGCAGCACAAGAATTCTGGTCGAGGAACCCATAAAGGTGATGCCTCCTGGGAAAACTTTACTGTAGATTTTAAAGAGGTTGGAAAATCTTTTACATTAAATAAAGCGGTATGGGCAAAGGCAACAACAGATGCCATTAAGAATGGCAATGATCCAGCAATTATTGTTATTATTGGAGAGGGCAATGCCAAAGTAAGACTTGCAGTAATTGAGATGAGTATATTAGAGCAGATTGTGGATGGTGTATAATATAATTATGAGAAATAATCAGATCGATAATGTATTTACCTCAGATGAAATTAAAGAAATTCAAGAGGCAATAGATAAAGAACTTGCTACCCGTGAGATTGTTGAGTGGGATGACGCCGTAGATAGTAATTGGCATGAGAAAAAAATTATAAGAATAAAGAGAAATAACCTTGGCAGACTTGACATAAATGAACTTCAACTGCCATCGCATATTGTTAATAAGGTTGTAAGTTTAGCAAAAGAAAATTGTCAATTAGATTTAAAAATTGAAAGACTTATAAGTGTTACATATGCAGAATATAATTTAAAGTATGGTCAGCCAATCCTTGAGGTACATAAGGATCGGGACCCAATCAGGAACGGAGAGATAACCCATACAGGAGGAGCAGGTGTTGTTTTAACATATCAACTCGACTCAAACATTTCTTGGCAGGTCGGAAGCAATAAAGACCTTTACACAATACCAGATAATGGAATCTTAATGCTTTATCCAAGACAGGATTATCACTGGAGAACAATTAGAAAATGGAACGAAGGAGATTTTGTAAAGGTTTTATTCTTTGAAATGTTTACTCCAAATTCTCCAAAAGTTATTGATGATAAAAAACTTGAACAAGAAATTAGAGATTTTAGACGAGACATAGGAGAAAAAATATGAAATACGATGAAGCAAATGAGATAGTTGACAATGTTTTAACTGAGCAAGAAATTCAAGAAATATATAAAATGCTTGAGACTCCCTCTCAACAGTATGTAATGAAAAGATTTAATCAAAAAATTTCTGATTTTAAATTGCCAGAAGGAGTTGAAAGAAAAGTAATAAAGTATTGTGAAAACATTTCTGGAGAAACTGGCTTGATGATATCTGAGTATCAATTTGCAAGATATACAAATATTGTAAATGAAGATGGATCAATTGGCGCACCATTTCTTTCCCCACACTACGATGAAACATTCAAAGAGCCTAGGTTTACATTTGACTACCAGATGAAATCCAATACTTCTTGGCCATTAGTAGTTGAAGAGCGTGAGTATGCCTTGGAGGATAATCAGGCTTTGACATTTTCTGGAACGCACCAGATTCATTGGAGAACTAAAAAAATATTCTCTAGCGAAGACTTTGTTGATATGATCTTTTTTCACTTAAGAAAAACTGATGCAAAGCCAAAGGGTGCAGAAGTTAATGCCGAGATGAACGAAAAGGCAAAGCACTTTATTAAAATATATGAGGGACAGTAATGGCTGAGTTACACAAATACCTTACGGGGTTTGAGAAATATAATCAGCCACTTCCTTTTTATATAGACAACCTTTTTACATCAGATCAAGATAAAAAAATTAGAGATCTAATTGAAACTAATCGTGAAATTGAACCATTTATTATTGGGGACAGGATCGAAGATGGGTATATTAGAACTTCTGAATTTAGAAGTAGGTTTCAGCCAAAGATAGCAAAAAATATGTCAAGAACTTTAATTGAGTTTGATATGCCAGAAGACTGTGAAAAGCGTTTGGACGAAATTGCTAAGCCACTTTATAATGGAGACATAGCCTTATGCCATTGGAATTATATTGACTATAACTTAAAGTATGGATACGGAGATAATTCTCCAGCGCTACCACCACATCTTGATGCAGATGAAAATCTTGTAACAATAAACTATTGCCCAGACACAAACATTGAGTGGGACCTATATGTAAGCAACTGGAATGATACAAGTAATTTCACTAAGTATTCACTCAGTGGTGGTCAGACTATTGTCTTTAGCGCAGTGAATCAGATACACTGGAGACCAAAGCGTAAATTTAAAGAGGGAGAGTTCTGTGAGATTATCAGTATGGACTATTGTCCAACAAATAGTTATAGATTTACTGGAGATCAAAATCCAATAGACCCAGAGCATAGCCCAGACGTAAGAAAAAGATATCTTGATGAACTTCAGTCAAGACCAGATATGCAGGCAGCGTTTAAACTTTGGGAAGAAGAAGGATTAAGAGACGGAATATCAAAGAAATCGATGGGATAAAAATGGAACAAAACAATACAACAATAGATATGATAAACGGTCTGTCAGAAATTGCAGACTACATGAATGACGAAGAACTTACAACTGCTTTAACTTTTATTGCCAAGGTTATCCTTAAACCAGATATCCCACTAAATGTTGCGACTGTTGAGATAGTTAGACTTCAAGCAATCGCAGCAAAAATGGCACTAAAGGCTACATGGATGGCCAATGTAGATAAGTCAGATCGTGGAAAGAAAAACTTATACTACACCGCAGCCGAAGCAATTAACAATCTTGTTTCTGCATTAAAGTACACAACTAGATAATTTCTGCTATACTTATATGAACGGAAACGAGAATAAAAACAATGACAAAAAATTTACTAAAATCAATAATGGTTAAACCAGAACCACTTCCAGCGGACAGTTTTGATACAACGGAAATGGTTCAAAAGATCCAGTCTGGATACCTTGAAGGACGTGGACCTAAGCATACACAAAAGAAGACCTTTGCTCCATCAACGATTGCCTATGGGCACGGAGAGTGTCCTAGATACTGGTATCTCGCCTTTGATGGTCAAACATTTGAAGATAACAATGATGCTTATGGTGTTGCCAACATGACTGCTGGTACAAAGTCTCATGATAGAATTCAAGATGCAATGATGGCTTCTGGTATTGCGGAAATATTCCGTGATGCAAATGATAATCCAACAACAGAGTTTAAGATTGTTAATCAGGATCCTCCTATCTTTGGATATGGAGATGCCATGCTTAACTGGGGCGATGAGCAAATTGTTGGAGAAATTAAAACAATGATGAGTGAGGGATTTGAATATCGCAAAGCAAAGCGAAAGCCAAAGACTGGACACTTAATTCAATTACTTATTTATATGAAGATCCTTAAGAAATCAAAGGGTGTTCTTATTTATGAAAATAAAAATAATCACGAGTTGCTAGTTCTTCCCGTAACAGTGAACGATCATTACCGTCGGTGGGTAGACCAGGCATTTGATTGGATGAGAGAAGTTCGTAGGGCTTGGGTAGATAGAACTCTTCCTAAGAAAAACTATAGAGCAAATTCCAAGATATGCAAGTCATGCCCAGTACAAAAGGCGTGTGCGTCAGCAGGCGAAGGGGATCTTAAAGTCAAATCCTTGGAGTCATTGGATGAAGAATTGTAATTGGTGCGACAACCAATTTAAGGCTACCGTATCCTATCAGGTATATTGTTCTACAATATGTCGAGAGGCTGCAACAAAGCAAAAGATTGCATCAAGATATCTTCATGCAAGAAGACAAAAACGCATAGGCAAAAAACGTTTATGTAAAAATTGTCAACTTGAATTATCGATATACAACGATGAGCAAATTTGTTTTGAGTGTAACATTAATCCATCAGATGTAAAAAAGGTTTTAAAAGAAATTAAGCGGATGGCAAAAGAATGAAATTGTCCTTAATAGATCAGAACCTTCCAAAAAGTATTTGTGCTATAGACGCAAGTACCAATAGTTTGGCGTTTGCACTTTTTGATACGCAACAGGAAACTCTTGGCGCTGTTGGAAAGATTAAATTTCAAGGCAATAATACCTATGAAAAAGTTATGGATGCTGGGAAAAAGGTAAAGGCATTCTTTGATTACTATGGAGGTTTTGAAGCAATAGTGATTGAGCATACTGTGTTTATGAATAGTCCAAAAACAGCAGCAGACCTAGCACTTGTCCAAGGGTCAATCCTTGGCGCTGCAGGTTTGACTGGTACAAAAGTAATAGGCAGGGTTGCCCCAATTACATGGCAAAACTTTATAGGTAATAAAAAAATATCCACTGATGAAAAGTTATACATTAAGTCTCAAAATCCTGGCAAGTCGGAGTCATGGCTTAAGACTTATGAAAGAGATTTAAGAAAACAGAGGACTATTCGATATATTAATACAATGTATGATAGAACTATTACAGATAACGATGTTGCAGATGCCTGCGGGATAGGTCATTGGGCAATTAATAATTGGGAGAAAGCAGTACAGTTATGAGTCGGGAACCATTTAACTTTAAACAAGAAGAAGAGGATGTAATCCTTACCGTTAGAACCCTGTGTCCAGAAAAATGGATACTCGTAGATCGTGAAACTGGACAGGTGTATGTTGGAAATCCTGGGGGATACTGGGACAAGATGAAGCCAATTGGCAGGGTTGACAAATAACGCTATGGCTGCTAAACTATATACAAGTGAGTCTTTTATGCGTAAGAGATATGTTATGGATAAGAAGACACCAGAAGAGATTGCAAAGGAGTGTGGAGTGAGCATAGAAACTATCTACGTCTACCTTGCAAAATTTGGATTGAGGAAATCAAAACGATGAAAAATACAAGTAAGGCATTAGTTATTTTATCATTAGTCATGTCTGCTGGACTGGCCTATACACTTTTAACACTTAAGAACCTACCAGAAATTTTTGATTGGGATCTAGAAGAGGAGATAGACGATGAGTTCTGAAACACAGTTTACTATTGGTCAGGTTTGTGATGAGATCAAGGATATGCTTATTACAAAAAATAAATCTTACGGAGACTCAGCGCTAAATCCAGTTCGGATTTTTTCTATCTCTGATAATATTGAACAGTTACATGTTCGAATTGATGACAAACTTTCTAGGATTACCAGAGGCGGAGCATTCATTGGCGATAACGATATTGATGATTTGATTGGTTACCTTATACTATTAAAGATAGCAAGGGAGTTAAATCATGTCGACTGAAGAAGATCTAGTTAAACATCTTGATCAAGTTAACCTTGTTGTTGAAGAGTACCTAAAGGGGAATGATCCAACAGTAATTTCTAAACAACTGGATATTCCACGCACACGTGTTGTGACATTAATTAATGAGTGGAAAGTTATGGCATCTGCAAACGATGCAATTAGAGCACGTGCTAAAGAAGCACTTGCTGCTGCCGATACACACTACAGCAAACTTATATCAAAGTCTTACGAAGTAATTGACGAGGCATCAATGACAAATAACCTTGGAGCAAAGACTCAGGCAATTAAACTAGTCATGGATATTGAATCAAAAAGAATTGATATGCTTCAGAAAGCAGGACTTCTTGAGAACAAAGAACTTGCTGATGAAATGATTGAGATTGAAAATAGACAGATGGTATTAATGTCAATCCTAAAAGATATTGCTTCAGAGTATCCACAAGTTCGTGATGAGATTATGAAAAGACTTTCATCTATTGCTAAAAAAGATGAAGTTATAACTGTGGTTCAAGATGTATGATGAATTTTTAGAAGCCCTCAAAGATAATAACTTTGAAGAGATTCCAGTAGACGCCAAAACATTTGTTGAGGGTGATGCCTTCCTTGGCCAGCCTGGCTTGTCTGATATCCAGTATGACATTGTTGAGGCAATGAGTCAGATATATAGAAAAGAAGACTTGATAGAATTAATGGGGGAAGAAGAAGGATCCCAATACTACGACAAGTATACAAAGAACGAAATCATTCTGCAACTTGGCAAGGGATCTGGAAAAGACTTCACATCAACAGTAGCATGTTCATACATTGTATATAAGTTACTATGCTTAAAAGACCCAGCAAAATACTTTGGCAAGCCTTCTGGAGATGCTATTGACTTAATCAACGTTGCTATTAACGCACAACAGGCAAAGAACGTTTTCTTTAAAGGTTTTAAAACAAAGATTGAAAAGTCACCCTGGTT